ATTTCTTCTCCGTTGATGACTCCGTCTCCTCTAACATCGATCGCAGGATGTTAGAACTACATCTTCAGAAAGTTCTCGTCTCTCGAGACATCTGCTCCACTTTCTATTGCGGCAGCTCCTGGTAGGGGACATGCTGTCCCCTCGAACCCCTGGCCCTAGGACAATCGATATAGGGACATGCTGTCCCCTCGAACCCCTGGCCCTAAGAGCCAAAATAAAAATTTGTTTTCTTTGGTTTAGATTGTTCGACACATTAGCTAGATCCAGGCCCTTACAGGTCCGCGTGGTCGTGGGTCTGCATGCGGCTGTGGTCGCCGTCGCAGCCCTGGCTGCTGCAGGTGTGGCAGGAGTCGTCGTACTCGACGGTCACGGTCTCCTCGCCCTCCTCAAAGTCGAGCTGGCGCTGGCCGCTAGGACCCTCCTCTTGCTGGGCTGCCGGTCGTGCGGGCTTGCGCGGGGCCTGTGGGAGGGGCGGAAAGGCAGCGCCACCCCCAGCGGCCAGAGAGTAGGCGTTGATGGGCTGGATGGTCACCGCCTCAAAGGCCGGCTTCGCGGCCTTTGCCTTAGCGTCGCGCTCCTTGACGTAGGCCGTCCAGACGGGCCAGGGCATCTTCTTGAAGCGGCGCTCGTAGTACGGCGCGTTGATCAGGCGCACGCAGGCCGGATCTGTGCGGCCCTGGACAGTCCTGGCAGGGAACAACTTGCGCCCGCTGCCCTCCTCGCCAGGGTGCACGAAGCGGCAGCACGCCTGTGTCCACTGCCCGTCCTCGCCCTTGATCTTGTAGTCACAATTCACGCCGCGCGGGCAGGGCTGAGGCGACTTCAGCTCCGGAACATCCAGCTCTGCAGACACGTACCAGCGAATGACGTTGGTTGCGGACGACATTTGGAGATGATTGGTGTTACTGTTCTTCAGCAACCGCCACCTACATCTACTACGGGGTTGGCCCGTCAACTTTTTTACCGCTCACATAGCATGTTGACCTATGTAGGACTGATAGAGCTCCATCTGGGCCTTATCAAATATTATCTGAGTCTACCAAAAATTTATAGAGGTCTTCTTAGAATAAATGAGAGTCTGGTCAGGCTGCTTACCTGTACAGCAGTTTACGCACACCCCGCAACTTGTAGTCTTGCGACCAGTCGTACGGCGACCGCGGAAACAGGATCGCCGCCACCTCCTCGCGCTCCTTAGTGAGGAACTCGAAGATCGTGCACCCAAGGCGTCTGGACAGCAAGTGGATGGCCTGGATGTGCTTGAGGCGCTTGTTCGTCGAGAGGCCGAGCTCTAGTGCCATCAGACGCGGAAGAGGAGAGGGCCAGTCAAAGCAGGTGTAGAGATTCCTGGCGAAACGAGATACCTTTTTGGACGGTACTATCTCGCCCAAAGAGGCCCTGTAGGCAAGATCGCACTCATCAGACACCGTGAGGCAAGCTGCTGCACGCAGCTCCTCGTATGTCGGCTCATGGACGATGACGGGAGCCTCGGCAGGAGGCGGAACCAGGGCCCTGATGAGAGGAGTCAGCCGACGGATCTCGGCAGCCTGCGCGATCCACGACATGTTGTTCGCGAGAATCTCCATACCCTGGATGCACAGGTCCTTCAACTCCTCGCCAGAAGGGTTATAAGTCGCATCGAGCCAGGTGGAAGGGTTCATTTGGGTCTTGTCTTCAAGCCCCGCCACTAGCTCCTAGGGCGTTACTGCTTCACCTTTTTGGCCAAAGTTGATCGAGGCAGCAGTCAGATATGTTAGGCAATGGAAGACATTAGTGGTGCCTTTCTTGAATTACGTGAAGCCTTTCTTTTACACCATCCAGGCTGGGCCTTCGGCATCGTTAAAAATTCTGAAGGAAATTTCCTCTGTCCTCTTGAAGCCGGTTCACCTCCACTCTTTATTGAGGATGGGCCTCGCTATACAGAATGGGTAACCTTTATCGAGAAGGCCACTCAAGATCTCAAGGATGATGTTCAGAATATTCCTCTCATCATTCCAGGACTAACATCTGTGGAATGTTGGCAGTATAAGATGCTTTCTCAGGTCCCCTTTACAATGCCTCAGCTCTGTTCTGTCGATAAATGGACACGTCTTTACCGAGCGGTGACTATTTATACCTATCTTGGATGCGATACACGGCTCTCTGATGCTGCTAGAGAGCAGAGGAATAGGTACAGAGCAACAATTTGGTGTAATAAGACGGTGGAGTCTCTCATGAAACTAGAGCTGACTTGCAAAGAGGCCCAGGCGGTTCTAACATATATGTACGAACCATATTCTATTTATCCTCCAGATACCCTCCTGGCCCATCAGGTCTTTAATCGTTATGCAATAAAGAATGGGATTAGAACTGAGGATGCTCGTGAGGTCATGTTAGGCTACATGTAAAGTTGACTTGACTACTGTAAGCAGGTCTTGATGTAATGGCCGAAGTATTTACCTTTACTGCAGATCAGATTGCCGCATTGAATAACTTTCACCGTTTCTTTCCAGAAGAGGGAGATCTTGAAGATGTATATCTGTTCATTGCGTCAATGTTCAGTAATGTCTTTTCTAGCGCAAGAGATGCTTCTAAGTGTGGCCCCATGTGGGATGATGTCTGGCTAAGATTGGCATGTTTCTTAGGACGTGAGGTTCATGTGTCTCAAAAGAGACATGCTATGAGCCGAGTTCTTTATTACTATGCATTTCCTGGCGAGGGTCTATACAATTCGATGTACTACAAGCGCCTCGATGATGGGGCTATCGTCCGAGATATGGAACGTAATCGGCAAGAGGGGAGACTCTTTCGCAAAGAGATTATGGCTCTCGTGAAGGAGAATGAGGATCTGAGGCAGAAGCTTGATTTCATCGCAGAAGTTCTCTAAAGATTTCTATTCTATACTTTTTGGCCTAAAAAATTGAAAGGGGGTGGGCCAAACTTGATGAGGTGGCCGCAAGTAAGAACTTGCACCAATGTCCAATCCTGCACTGAATCAGCGCTTCTGCTGTCCCATCCATCTGGGCCTGATGACGGATCCCTGCACCACGCCCTGCGGTCACACCTTTGACAAGGTCAGTCTGCACCAGCTCATGGCCCAGCCTCACCACGCCTATGGTCAGATGCAGGGACCCTGGGCCTGCCCCACGTGCAGGGCACCCATTCCCCTGAGCTGGTTTCCCGTTGTCAACTACGACCTGAAGGGGATCATCCAGGATGCTGTCACTGCTTTCCAGGGGACAGCACCTGCAGCTGGAGGCGGAGGCAGCGCCGTTCCCGTTCAGGTCGTCGAGGCCCAGGTTCCGCCCACTGTGAAGGCAAGGTTCGCGAACGGCGACAAGATCCACATCCAGGTTTCTGTGCCCGCCGACGCCAAGCCGCTTCCGCTCAACGTTATCGCCGTCGTCGACATGTCCGGCTCTATGGGGGGCCGCGCGACGGAGCCCAAGGCAACAGCTGAGGAGTCCTCGCTCATGAGCCGCATGGACCTGACAGGGCACAGCGTCAAGGCCCTCGCCAAGACTCTGAAGCCCTGCGATAGCCTTTCCATCATCGGCTTCGACAATGATGCTGTCACCTATCTGCCGCCGACGGCGATGTCCGCTTCTGGCCAGGATCTAGCAGTCGCCAAGGTCGCTCAGATTAAGCCCCGCGGCGGCACTTCCTTCTGGGCCGGCATCTCTGCCGCCCTCAAGGCGCTGGAGGCCAGCGCAGCCGTAAATCCCGGCGCCAACAACGTCATCATCTTCCAGACAGACGGTGAGTCGGATCCCTCCTACGATCCGCCTCAGGGCCTGATCAAGTCCCTCGAGGCCTGGAAGGACCGCCACGCCGACATCAAGTTCACCCTCCACACGGTCGGCTACGGCTACGGTGACGCCCTCCAGAGCGACCTGCTTCTGAGCGTTGCCAAGAAGTGCGGTGGCGACTTCTACTACGTGCCCGATGGCAGCGTCCTGGCCCAGGTCGCGATCCACCTCTGCGCTAATCTGGGTGCCATCACCCACACGGATGTCAGCCTCCGCCTGGACGGGTATGACCGTGCCTTTCTGCCAGTCGGCTTCCTCCAGGCGGGCCAGACTCGCGACTTCATCCTAGGCGGCCAGGCCACGGCTGTGGCGCGCCTCTTTGTGAAGAGCACGGAGATTGCCTCTGTCAGCGTGTCTGCAGATAGGGGCGACTCTGTCAATGCTCTGGCCCATGACATCTTTGAGTGTGGCCTTTCCACCGGTCTGACTACGGGCCGACTGGATGTCGCAGGGATCAAGGCCGCACTCAGCTCTCTTGCATCGACGCCCTACATTGAGGCCCTCTCGACAGACCTGGATCACGCCGACAAGTACAAGGGCCAGATCAGCAAGGGCTTCCTGCCCGAGAACTTCAAGAAGTGGGGCAAGCACTACCTTCCTGGCGTTCTGAGCGGACACCACAACAAGTGGCCCATGAACTTCAAGGACGAGTGCTCCACCTTTTATGAGACGCCGGTCACTAAGGCAGCGATCGAGAAGGGCGTGGAGATCTATGAGGCATTGGGCTCCATCAAGGCAACCTTTTCTGCCGCTGGTGGCTCTGGCAGCGGTGGTGCAGCAGCACCTATGGTAACTCTTAGTGCACACAGTCGCAACTGCCCCTGCCCTCAGTGCACTGGCGGTGGCGGCTGCTTCACGGGCGACACCATGGTGCGCCTCCTCAGCGGGTCCAAGCGCATGGACGAGCTTCGCGCCGGCGACATCCTCTTGGATCCTAGCAACTACGAGAAGGGCAACACGATCAAGTGCGTGGTCCGCTATGATGTCGACAAGCCGCAGCCTATTGTCCGCTTCGGCGACGCGGGCCTGACAGAGTTCCACCCCGTTCTGATCAATGATGTGTCCGGCCAGCTGACTGCCAAACCCGACGATGCGGTGTGGGACCATCCTGGCCACCACGTGCGGGCGAAGCCAGAGGTCCTGACTGCCGTCTACAACCTGATCCTTGAGTCGGGCCACATGATCATCCTCTTGCAGGATAGCCATGCAGTAGAAAACTGTACGACGAGTGAGTGGGTGATTGCCTGCACTCTGGCACACACCTTCACGGGCCCTATCATCTCGCACTCCTACTTCGGCAAGCCCGTCGCAGGCATGCCCCATGTCCTGGAGGACCTCATGAAGGCCCCCAGCTGGTCCACGGGCTACGTGGTCTGCAAGAACACCAGGGAGGAGCGCGACTCGGTGGGCGAGATCATCCGACTGATCTGCGACTTTGCCTAAGAAAGATCTAACCATACCTCTAAATAAAACCTTTTTGCGTACTGAATGAGTCCGTATATTCTAACATAGATTAGTCATGGAGTCTAAGCCAAAAATTCTAGTAGCCACACCTTCGTGGAATCGCAGGTCCATTATTTCTTTGATGGCAGAATCTCTTCAGCTCAGTGAGCTTGATCTCCTGAATACCGAATATCTGGTGTCCGATGATGCATCTACAGAATTCTCTGAGGCCGATCTGAGAGCAATGTTTCCCTGGGCCACCATAGTTAAACATGCGCAGAAGCATCGTCATCCACTTCTCAATACTCATTTTTGCTTCGATGCATTCCTAAAAGGGTCTTATACACATCTTGTTATCCTTGATAGCGACATGATTGTGGCCCCCGACTGGCGGACTCGCCTAGATGATCTGATCAAGACTCCTGATTTTAGGATTGGATCTTTATATCACTCAACATCTCATCCTGTGAATAAGGACTGTGGCTCTTATTATATTAAGGATACCGCTGGATTTGCGGGTATGGTATTTACACGCGAGATTCTGGAATTTGCTCGCTCTCGCCTAGGTTCCTCCCACGACGATTGGTCTGTATGTCATCTTGTTGGAAAGATCTTCGCTGTATCTAAGCCAAGTGCAGTGGCCCATATTGGTATTAATGGTCAGTGGAATGGATCTAACTATAATCAGATTGATAAGGCTGCCGATTTTCTTTGGGACTCTATCGACCCTGGGCTCAAGGCGGCATGTGAGGCACTTCTGAAGGTAACACTGTAAACTTGACGAGTATCTTTTCCATTGAAGTAAGTAGAATGCGATTCTGTCCAGTATGTTCTTACTATTTATTCTTAACTCAGACGGAGCAGAAGCTGGAGCAACTCTGTCGCCATTGTGGATTCAAGGAGGAGATGAATCCCAAGTCTTCTGAGGAGGCTCTCATTCTGGAAACCACCTTCCATACCGCCTCGGGCCAGAAACAGACCGTTTCGGCTCTGAATGAGTATACGAAGCTGGATCCTACTCTGCCTCATCTGAAGACTATTCCGTGTCCTAATGCAGCCTGTGCAAGTCAGGGCGATCCTTCGAAGCGTGATATTCTGTATATCAAGACCGATGCGAAGAATTTAAAGTATCAGTACTGTTGTGTCGTGTGCAATGAGCAATGGGGCTCTTAAAACTTTAGTTTTAAGAAACCCTATTGAGGGTTCTTAACCGTTAGGTTAAGAAATACCCTATTGAGGGTTCTTAACCGTTAGGTTAAGAAATACCCTATTGAGGGTTCTTAACCGTTAGGTTAAGAAATACCCTATTGAGGGTTCTTACATCCTAATAGTTCAACATCTTTTAAGCACAATCGCCTGTGTCCCTTAACTTCTGACCAGTAGGGCAACCCTTAAACCCCTCGATATACAGCATATCCGACACCGTCTTGTGGGCCAGGCCGTAGACAACTGCGAAGACTACAGCGTGCGTTGCTGCCATAGCCATCTTAGAGCCGCCAGGAGGTAGACTTAGCACGACCCCAGGAGTCAGAACAAAAAAGAGTGCGGCAACAAATAGACTCATGTAAAGGTGCATGCTTATAGTTAGTGTCCAGAAATCTTCCCTACGAAGTCCTTTACCAGAGCAATGTTCTCCTCCAGCGATGTCGATGTCAGAGTAAGAACAGGTAGATCTGTAGAAGATAACCAACTCCTGTGTTTAATTTCCAGATTAGACAAATAGTCCATTGAAACAGTTTCGCCGGGCCGACCACGCTCCTTAATACGATCCGCTGAAACATCCAGCTCGGTGGCCAAGTAGATATGTCCATTCAGAGGCATATAATAATCCTCAAAGAGTTTAAGATACAGAGCCCACTCAATCTCCGAAATATATCCACCTTCCTTTAACATCTGGGTAAAGACATACCGAGATGTTAGAGCCGAACGTTCAGTAATAATAATCTTCTTATTTTTTGTGTGAGCCTCCTTGACAGCTGCTCCAATTGTCTGAAGAACGCAGGTCTGGAAGGTATAGGCCCAGCGAGCCTTATCCTCATACAAGAGTTCCAGGATGGAACGGTCTCCATGCTTGGCTGTCCACTGGTCCACTGGTTCTAACACAATTTCATACTCTGGGCAAGCAGAAGCCAGAGCCTTGAGGAAGGTCGTCTTCCCTGCACCAATATTACCTTCTAGAGAAATAATCATTGATTCATTTACCAACGGGGGCCTGGGTGTCATTTTTAGGTTGCCACTATAGGGTGATGTTTCCACGATTCAAATTAACGCGAACAACAAATGTTCGAGGAACCAGCGGTATAACCAGAAAACGGTATAGTCGTTTATCGACCAATTTCATATCCAGTGTAGAAGGCAATCACACTAAGATCTTGGCTCGTGTATGCCGTCATCATAAGAGAGGTGCTGCTCTAACATCTGCACCTGATGGTGTCTATACGTGGATCATGTACAAGGTAGGCAGTGGTTTCGAAGTCTATGCAGGAATGGCCCGATCTAGTCAGGAGGTAGGAACACTCCATCAGAATTTACAGATCTGTACTGGCAGGATAGTGCAGTTTGCAGGTGAGCTGCGTAAGACAGGCAATCGCATCGAGTATAATCTTCAATCTGGCACATATATGGCCCGTAAATTTACCAGACCTCTCCGCCTCCTTATTACAGAAACTAAGACTGGTAAGACACGTTCAGAAGCCGAACGAACAAATGAAGAACGGATTCAAAAGAACAGAGAGATTCATGAGGCAAATGTTAGACTGCGCGATATTATACGGGGCCAGGTGGATCTAACATTTAAATCTATTGATCTCACTCCTATCTTTTTAGAAGCAGAGTTAGGAGCAGAACCACAATTTGTCTATGGTGGTCTACAAATTATAACCTCTCTTGGAATTGTGTTAGAAGAGGGAGGATCCACAAACATAAGTCTAAATGAGGTCTACTCAGAATGAATGCATGATCACTTCCGATCCATGTGCACCATTCGTTGCGGTTTCACCATCATGGGCCAGATGGATAATTTTTAGCTCCGATTCACGTTCAAATCTGACTGCGCGACCTATAACCTGTTTTTCTAACTCCGTATTCATACGGTGATATAAAACCACGTGGGTCGCTGCCTCGAGATTTATACCCGCTCCAACATGTCGCGCATTCATGCATAGGACACGGATAGTTCCATCCTTGAATTGATTGCGGAGTCGCTCTACACGAGCACCCGACCCCGACAGAAGTTCACACCGGATTCCACGGGCCGACAGAAGTTCGCGGAGACCCTTGAAGGATGCCTCGTGGGCCGAAAAGACTAGGAAGCGCTGATTCTCATTAGAGTTCTGTAAGAGATCCAGAAGCGCGGCGCCCTTCGTAGGTAGGGGGTTTGTATCCACTGTAGTTGTATCCATTTCTCCTACGACCAGAAGTTCCGATACAGAACCGATCGGAGTACGACATAAGGGACAGGCGGCTCTAGTGGTCATGCATTCGCATAGGCAGGATAGACAGAAGGAATGACGGCAACACGGAGTCAGAGTAGGAGTCTGAGGAGTATCCATACAAATAGGACAGGTCTCTATCGCAGCACTCTTGATCCTCTGTTCCAGAGCCTCGAGCTGCTCACGGAGTCTCTGGACCTTCTGCTCCGCCTTCTCTAGAGCCAGGGCCTTAACCAAAGGAGTCGAATAGTCCATGGTCTTCTTAAAATCGAGAAGACGTTCTGCCTGGGCCAGATCTCCCCGTAGACTCATTGTAACACGATCCACCAGAGTCTCCTTCGTCGTCGTTTTGAGTCCCAGTGCATCCATTGCTCCCGCCGTATCACCTGCATGCAGGGCCTCCATTGCCGCAGCCGAAATAAATCCTTTCAGAATACTCAGATTCGCAGGGGCCTTACACATAATTGTCTCGTGAGTAATCACCGGCTGTAAGAGACTGGCATCAACCCACGCATCACTATTCTTGAGCATGAGCTTGGTGAATATGGTGTAACGGGTATCCGATAAGGTATTATAAATAAATCCGTAGTGAGATGATATACCTGGAATCTGTCCTGATCCGAGGATGGCACGGATATCATCAGGAAGATTATTCAAACTATAACTGTGGATCCCTGAGGGAAATAACATATTGACCCATGATGCCGTAATAAACCAGGTGAAACGAGCACTGATTTCGCCATGACGGACTGTGCAGATAATTGAATCCGCCTCATCCACAAAGAGACGAGACCAGACTATGGAGGAAAAGTCATTGAAGAGGCCCATAAATTTCTTGAGCATGGTGGAACTTATAAGGATCATGTCAGAACTGAATATGGTCCCTAGGCTCTTCTCACAGTCCTTGGTCCGTCTGATACAACACGCGTTCAGACTTGTGTGATCGTTAATATATGACTCCCACTGCGGGCAGACATTGTGTGGAATGATAAAGAGGGCCACCTTGGTATAAATTTTTCCATCTATGGATGGCATGACTGTTAGAAGTTCAGAGCTTAGATCTCGCCAAGATTCCTGGAAGTCAAAGGTGGCCGGCATTCGTTTTACCGAGATAGATAGGGCATCCAGATGTCCATTTCCATTACGCATAACTACACGAGCAGATTCTGGCGGAGGTTCTTTCACCAAAGACAGAGCAACCAGACTCTTGCCGGCTCCAACACGATCTGCTATGATTCCGTATTTAGTCAGGAGTTGGGGTTCAGAAGAGATAGGGTGTAAATCAGCGTTGTATTCGAGAGTCTTTGCACCGGCTAACAGAGTCTGCTGATGGGGCCTGAGGACCGTGGTAATCCAGACCGGCTGATCTGCATGAGGACTCGACTCGTTAAACTGATTGTTTATTGAAGCTGCTATGAAATCTCTGAGTTCTCTACGATAGTCTGACATTGGGGGCCTTAATATATTAATCTGATTTAGAGTGTTTAGACCTGGTAAAGACCAAGAGAAGTACTAAAGAGAGGCAATACAAGAAGAAATAATGCGACCATTCGTTTCAGTCCTAACACCAACGTACAATAGAAGACTTTTCTTCCCTTCTGCTATAGCTTGTTTTAAGCAACAGGACTATCCGATGAATCGGATTGAATGGATCATCCTGGATAATGGATCGGACCAGATTGATGATTTAGTGAAGGCATCTGGTCTAACAAATGTCCGTCATATTCCTATTACGGATCGCAAGGTAAAGATTGGTGAGATGAGGAATATTCTGAACCGAGAGGCTAAGGGAGATATCTGTGTATGTATGGATGATGATGACTATTATCCACCAGATCGTATTCGTGACTGTGTTAAGGTTCTCATGGCAAACAAGTCCAAGAATATACAGGTTGTAGGATGTTCAGAGGTTCTCCTGTATTATACAGATCGCAATGAGGTATGGCGTATTGGCCCCTATAACCAGAATCATTGTACAAATAATACCATGGCCTATTTTACGGACTATGGAAAGCAGCATCTCTATGATGAGACAGTAGTGATGGCAGAGGAGAAATCGTATCTGAAAGACTACACGACCCCAATGGTTCAGTTAAAGTCCCAGGATCATTTAGTCTGTATCTGTCATTCTACAAACACCTTTGATAAACGTAATCTCCTTCTGCAGGTCAATCCTAAACTTGTTAAGACTAACATGAAGTTATCGCAGTTGATTAAGAATAAGGAGATACGAGATTTCTATATATCACTCAAGGATGAGACTGCACGTACACCTATCATTGTCCCTGAGCACCTTCGGAAGGTACAGAGGAAGACTGACTCATAAGTGCATTCTCTAATGAAGTTACTCCATGACTCCATTCCATAGGATCCTTTAGTTTAGCAAGATCTTTTGCTCTCTCGTATAGATCTTCAGGAACGGTCCCTGTTGATCCGCGGTCTAAGAATCCCATGTGTTTAGAAAGAAATTCTCTGTATGCGATTTCATCTTCCTTTGTCGTTCCCTGACTAAAGGGAGATAGAGCGATTCCGATAATGCTACCCAGATTTACAAAAATCCAGACGGGCCATTCATACCAATAGGTCGGATTAGGAGGAAGTTCGGCTCCCCTAAAGAGAGGAAAGAGACCAAAGTAGGGCCGACCCCTCATAAATATAAAGGCATAGATGAGTACAAAGGGCCACAATGTTATACCTAAGCCGCCCATTAGAAACCGCATTGCGGGATGATGATGAATATTTGCATTCATCATGATCGATATCGGTAGAGGAAGTACACCCATTGAAATAGCAAGACCTGCTCCTACAGTGAGACCATGCCATCCAGCATTATAGAGTTTAACCGTTGGACTATCTTCCACAATATTAAACCCTTGAAACCAAGATCGGATTACTTCTGCCTTTTCAGGAAACTGTTGAAGATACTGCTCCAATAGATTCTTATTAAATTTCTTTCCAGAAAATGTGTCCATAATATCAGTGGGAATCTCCGTCTGTAGAGACTCATAGAATGTCTTAACATCTTCGGGTGTAGGTTGAATTACTTTTTTGACGACTATCGCCATACCCCTATAAAGAGGATTGAAAACTTTATCCTGGCCCAACCTAGGGGATGTGTTTCTCTCAGGGAATGAGTTTAGCCATAGGACTCGGTGGTCTACTTGTCGGACTATTCTTTTACACATCTGTAAACAAATTTGCGGGTATTGGTCTTATGTATTTTAGCTTAATGGAAATCATTCAGTATTTCCAATATAGTGTGATCGATAACTGCGATGATCCCTGGAATACATTTTTAACATATTTAGGATATCTTCATATATGTTTCCAACCCTTATTTTTTAACATATGGCTCTTTGCATTTATGAAGAATCCTCCATTTATCTTTCTATATTTATCTATTGCTGCCGGTTTTCTATTGTTATCACGACTCTTTTATGTAACAGATGATACATTATGCGATACTAAGAATGAAGCCTTGTGCGGAGTCAAAACATGTTCTTTTTCTGGTAATCGGCATGTCGCATGGAATCTTCGTTTACGGGCGACTGGATCTCCTTATTTTACCCCAAGTATAGCTCTTCATTTCTTTATGTTTTTCATGCCGACACTGGTTACTTTTCAGATACGGCCGATCTTGGCTATGATCCTTGCGGGCCCATGGTTATCAACATTGCTAACAGATAATATTCATGAACAGCCCGCAATCTGGTGCTATACCGCTGTTGCTCAAGTTATTATTACCTTTGTTCTTTTAGGCAAAAAGTGACGACCTGACATGTTCGATGTCACATGGTAAGATGAACAACATCATAGACTACTGTGAGAATCAGAAACCGGCTCTGATATATCTGGCAATTGGATGTGCTGTCAATCCTCTTCAGCAATGTCCACCCTTTGTGTCTTCCTGGCCTGGGGTCAAGGTCTGTATTCTGATTGACCCTCTTCTTGAGTCGCCACCAAATTACTTTAATGATAAGATTGAGTCTGTGAATGGGCCAACTGTGATTGGTGATACTACCTTCTTTATTGAGCGACGGAACTTTGAGAGACCTAGCCCTCCGGGCATTGATCCGAGATGGATGAAGGATCCGCAACTTTCCGCTGCCGATATGGCTTTCTTGAATACTCTATTCAACCTTGCTAGTCCTAACATGAAGTTTATCTGTCAGGACTATACGGGTGCTATCATTACTGAATTATATCCGAGTAATCCCAGTCAGAGAATTCTGGATAATGTCCTCTTCGATGTAACGTACAATGAGGGCGGTTGCTTTATTGACTTTGATAAGGTTGTGATCCTTACTAATCCTGATGGGTCTTTTCTGCATCCTGAGTTTGAGCCCTTGACCAATCTCCTCCGGAACCCAACGCTTCTATCGGCGTATAAGAAGAAGCGGAAGAGCCCGCTATGTTATTACATCCATCGCCTGTATACAGTTATGAATGGGGCCAAGGAGCCCCGTGAGTGGTGTAGCCCCGAAGCAGTACTGGTCTATATGAAGCCCTTGTGTCAGATTTATAAGATTCCTTTGATTGCGGATAAGGTAAATATTAAAGCTCTTTTAAAGGCGGCCCTTCTCGATTTCTGTGCGGCGAACCAACAATATATGTCTGAGCCAGATATTGATGAGCTAATCGAAAAACCAGACCAGTATACGGAAACGATGTCGATGTTGTGTCTGGAAGAAATCTAGGAATAGAATAGGATGCCATTCTCGAAGAACTCTCTTAAGTTGGCAAAGTGGGCCTACTGGATTGTTGGTCTATTTATGCATCTCTGGGTATGCTACACCCTGTTCACCATTGAGCATGCAATAACGGCGATTATCTGGTTGATCTTGGGTCTGGTTCTGCTATCAATTATGTACATGTATTATTTTGCAGATGCAAATTCTAGTTCACACTGGCCTCCGTACATCACAGTATGCCCTGATTATTTAACAAGTGTGACTCAGGATGACGGTAAGGGAGTGAACTCTAATGTATGTTTTGACTTCGTTGGATTAAACAGCAAGCTACTGATGGCTGACCCTCAGAATCTACCACAGCCTTCGGATACTAATTATTCTAAGTATGCCTTTGATCCTTCTGGTACTGTATCTCAGAAGGTCGCCAAGGCCCAGGCTAATGGTCTCACTTGGCAGGGTCTCTTCTAGAGACCCACGCTAACAAGCAAGGCTTATTCTAAAGGTCCCACCGTATCCTTCGACAAGTCTGAGGTCTCTTCTAGAGACCCATGCTAACAAGCAAGGCTTATTCTAAAGGTCCCACCGTATCCTTCGAAAAGTCGTTCGTTCAAATATAAACAATCAAACATGTAAGCAGAGTAATGGATTGGAGTCCTTTACTCCATAAAGATCATTATGATGCTCTGCTTTCATGGATTAAACTACCCACCAAAAAACCCGTTGCTGCATTTTTGTACGGTCCGCCAGGTGTAGGCAAGACAACTCTGGCCCATCGCCTTATTAAGGATGCCGGACTCCGTCCTGTAGAATGTAATGCTAGCCAGTTCAGACATAAGGCGGCAATGTCAGAACTCATTGAGCCTCTTCTGAACTCTGCAAATGTTACCGATTTTTTCCGACCAGAGGGTCATCGTGCTCTAGGTGTTATTCTAGATGAAATTGACGGAATGTCTGTTGGTGATCGCGGTGGTCTGTCAGAGCTAGTACGTATCCTCAAGGACTACAAGGGGCCTAACATAATTATCTGTATCTCGAATGAGTGGCAGGAGAAACGATATCAACCACTCATGCGTATCTGTATGTGTCGTGATATCCAGGCACCAGATGTGGCGTCCTGTGCCTCATGGATGGGTGTCGCAGCAGAAACGATCAAGCCTCTGTGGGAGCATCATCGCGGCGATCTTCGCAAACTTCTTCAGAATAATAGTACTCCCTTAGTCGATAATGATATACAACGGAGTTCATCCGTGCAGGATCTCGTGTTACGTTTGCTGGCAGGTGAACTTGATATCCAAGAGGACTTACATCTGGATAATAATGATCTAAATCTGGCGGGCCTGCATCTGCACGAGACTCTGCCAGATTGGATTCGAGAGAATTATACCAAAAATCATTGGTCCATTTACTATGATTGTCTGACCAGTATTGCCACCTCGGACCGCCAGGATTATTACACCTTCTTTCATCAGCATTGGAGCCTATTTCCGCTCTCCTTTCAGAGTAAATTACAGGCAGTGAATCATCGTCTGTTTGTGCAGGATCATCCCAATAAGAATGGTAAGAGCTGGAAGTTTCAGTATACCGCTGTGCTAGCCCGTCAGTCCTGGCTCTTTAATCAATTCAAGTATCTCTGTGAACTCCGTGACTGTCTTGAGGCTGAGGCCGGATTTCGTGAGGGCGGACTAGAGCTGGCTCTATGGACTGCCTCGCTTCTTAATACTGTAGAAAGTGATGGATCTCATTTACTTCCTGGTCCCGGTAGTCTGGTTCGCGAGAATCAGATGCCAAAAGATCGTGTTCAACGATGGTTAAGAAATCTAACAGTGCCGGTTGTGCCTCCTCTTTAGTACAGGGAGGTCACATAGAGATTGTGCTTCAGGGGCAGGTGGGCCCAGCCACCATCTGCATTGAACTCTGCGATGAGCTCCATATAGAGAAGGGCGGCGCGCTCCTCTGGGCTCATACGGGTCTGCTCCCACTGCTTCACGTACTTCTTGAAGAGGCGGATGTCCTTGTCAAGAGGCTTTATTTGCAGAGTCAGAGCAGCGATCTTATCCTCCGCCTCCTTCTTCACCTTCACGGTGTTACCCGGCCCACGCCAACCTTTAGCCTCCTTGTCGGCCTTCTGTGCCACCTCCTGCAGCTTGATCACCTCCACCTCGATGTTCTCCTTCTCGATCAAGGAGAGGGCTAGGAAGTGGCAGCTGGCCCGGATATCGTCATCCCAGGGCGCATCCATCATCACCTGGACAACACTCTCGTCGCCGCGCATCTTGGCGATAGTAAGTTTAAGGAGCTCAGTCATTCTGGCACCCGTACAACCCTAATGAGTGGCCAGGGGCTTCAACTTTACGAATACCCCTACATTGAGAACAGACCTGGCTGCATTGATTATGTTAGAATCAAACGACCTCTCCGCAAATTCAGAAAGAGGAACATGTAGAGAGCGATCATTGTCTGCATAGATCACGGGTATGGACCAGTCTTTATGGGCCGCATCATAGCGAATAAAGGTCTCACGGAGCTTGTAGCCGTAGTCTACCTTCCACCCTGGCTTACCCCGTACGAGGAAGGGAGATTCTAACATCTTGAGTAATATGTCTAGCTCAGTGAACTGATGCGCGAGAGACATGGGGACCACCTTGTGATAATCGAAGTAGGCATCTCGATCATCGTGGGCTTCGGCCTCGTGGGCCTGACAATAATATATTCCGTGGAGATGCTCTACTAGGGCGCATCCGATCATCTGTTCCTTGCAATAGTAACAGATGAGAGGTTGGAATGTTAGGCGTCGAGGTTGCATTGGAGACTATTGGGTCGAGGTTCATGGAGTCACTTTTTGTTTGCATTCGCAAACTATCAGGTTTGTTTGCGTTTCAACAAAAAAGGCTCCGGCTCTTATCGTAGATGAGAGACGAGGCCTTTCAATGTAGTTGTACGCAACTACATTGAAAGGCCCTACCGAGATTCGAACTCGGATTACCAGATTCAAAGTCTGGGGTCCTAACCATTGGACTATAGGGCCATTTTCTACCAAAGGTAAGATACAGTCACCAAAAAGTTTCCGACACCAAAAGTTTCCGATACCGGGAGTTGAACCCGGGTCTTCACCTTGAAAGGGTAGTATGCTAACCGTTACACCATATCGGAAGGTACAGGCGTCTCTAGTTTCTGCCGAAGCAGACCCCAAAGAATATATCGTAATTGCTGTACGACGCCTTATCGGATCCCTGGCCGAAGCCTGATATATTTGTGTTGCTGTGAGGGATCAAGCTGCTGGCCTCGCTTACTTACCGAAGCAAGTAAGGATTCAATGGTAGTTGCTGTACGAGGCCGTGGGGGTTCAAATCAGAAGAGAGGAAACAAGGCGGGGTCCCCCCGCCTCATGTTAGGAACAAGTAGTCATCTACTCCGCCCCACCTACCTGACCCTGGCCGCCACCCCAGTCAAGTTTTTCGGTTGGGTGTGCCTTTGCTGCTACGGCAGCACATGCAGACCGGACTGCGGCGTACACGGGATTCCTGAGCTCGTCAAGAAGAGTATCTAGTGGAGTCGGAGACTTTACGGCAAGCGGGCCTGACGCGCAGATGGTCTTGAAGACGCTCGGAGACCATCCGCTGAGCATGGAGATGCCGGGAGCATCAGCCAGAGCATGAAAGTCCGTCGGATTCGGGGCCACATTCCACACCACGATGTGCGGCGTCTGAAGTCCCGCAGCCTTGAAGGACTCCTCGATCATCTGATGGTGGGTCTGCCAGTCCTTTGTCTTGACATGGTCCTCGTACGTGTTGCCCGTGTATAAAGAGGCCTGCTCCGCCTTGCACGCCGCGTCCCAGTTCATGTCGGTCACGCAGACAAGGGTGAACTTCCTGGAAGGACCGTCCTCTAGTCCCTTGACTGTGGTAAGGACGAGCTCCATGGCCTTCTGGAAGTCCGTGCTCACCCCCTGACCAAAGATGTTCAGAGTGTGAAAATGCTTGATGCGGTCGAAGAGGTCCGTGCAGCCCTCGGGAAAGGTGCACCAGGCAGGATTGGAGTCAAAGCCCATGAACTTGCCGGTCAGCTCTGCGCCAAGGAAGCACATGGCCATTGAGACCCAGTAGGGAGTATCGCCAACCCGCGTGGTAGTCATAGAGCCGCTGAAGTCGCCCATCATGATGCAGTCCTTGAGGCCCCCACTCTCCTTGATCTTCTTGACCTGGGTGGCCCACATGGCCCTGTACAGATCCTTGATCACAGGAGAGTCTCCGTGCTGCTCCTCTGCCAGGTACTTGAAGGTAGCCTTGAGGATCTCGTGAGGGAAGAGGGTGTCAGATCCGTTCATGACCACCTTGCCCTCTGCCGCTGCCTTGTAGTAGGTCTCGAAGTGCTCAGCACAGAGCTGGCGGTCCGTCTCCTGAGACCTAGTAATTTGCCGTGCAGTCGCCAGATGGTGATCGTGGAAGGTCGACTCGAGGTTGAGAAAGGCCCTGCCGTACAGCTTCTGTGCACGTCCAGGCACCGTCTTGGGTTCGATAGAGGCGAAGGCCCTGGCCGACATCGCAATCTCCACCGTCTTGATCGCCTTGTTCAGGGGGGAGATCAGGCGGCGGTACTGGGCTAGCTGAGAGGCGATGGGCTCAGTGCGGAACATGTACTTGGCGAGGGCACGCGCAGCCTGATCGCTAGACTTGCCCTCTCTAGGGGCCCACTTGGCGCACAGAGAGGGTTTCTCGCCTTCAGCAAGGGCGGCCGTATCCTCGCGGAGCTTGGCGGCGAAGCACATGGTTGCGCCGGCGCACAGAGGCCCATCCATCAGAACCCGCATGTCTCGCCAGGATCCGTACTGGGGCCATAGAGACAGAAGGTGCGGGATGAGTTTTGAGTTGAGGGTGGCAAGCCTCTCAAGAAGAGTGAGACTGAGGGTGCGCTCGCCCTTGCCGCCACGCACATTGCGCCCATGGAAGACGAGTACGACCGTCTCCACAAAGTTCTCCGCGAGTGCTGCGTCAAAGGCCTGAATCAGATCTGTGGCTCCACGAACCATCTTCATCGAGAGGTTCAGGAGCGCAGACCCCGTGCCATCATAGACATCAGAGCCTTTGGTGCCGATCTTAGTTGCCATTGTCTTCAATGACGCCTACATACTCTTAGATGCAGGTGGCAACGTCAACTTTTCGGGGTCATGCTTTACCAAAAGGTAGCCGGTTTGCTCCATGTTTTGCGAAGCAATACTGTAACCGCCTCTCTGTTCTTAAACAAATGGTACCCCGAATAGATAGAGGGAAAGAACAGAATAATAGGTATTTCTACATAACGATTATTCTCAACTGCATAAGATATGCTGACCCCAGCCAAAATATTTCTTGTAGTTCCAAGTGTATTTTGGATGGCGATGGTCTGGATTGACATTAATCATGTCTATCAAAGGGGTTTTATACTCTACTTCTTGTAGCACCAGGCGACCGCGAGGCCTGCGAGAGACACGAGGAGGGGACCGACGATGTAGGGCCAGTATGTGACCGCCACCTTCTCTCTGACCGTGTCCGAGACGAAGATGCCCTTAGACTTCATGTCGGCTATCGCCGCATCTGTGGTCTCCTTCTTGACACCGCGGCACGCATCAAGGAAGACATCCGTCTCGAAGCCTGCCTTCTGCGCATCGAGAGCTGTGTTGTAGACACAGTAGTCCGTGGCAAAGCCGCAGATCACCACATGGCGAATTCCCTGCTTCCTGAGCAGAGTGGCGAGCTCTGTACCCACGATATGCGCGAGCTCTGGTGGCAGACTCGTCACGCCCTCGAAGGCAGAGTACTGCTCAACCTCAGGATCCTGGCCCTTGTAGACGTGCCAGTCGCTGTTGCTGCGCTTCAGCCCGTTGACGAAGGTGGCACCAGGCGTGTTCTTGACACAGTGGACGGGCCAGGCGATCTGCTTCTCTCCGTTAGGGCGAGTGAACTCCTCGAAGAGTGTGGAGCCAGGATTGTTGATGTGGAAGCTGCAGTGGTTCTCAGGATGCCAGTCTGAGGTCACAACAATCGCATCCCACTCGTTGTGTGCCCTCAGCAGATTGATGACGGGGATCGCCTCCTCTGCACCAGGTACAGGGAGGGCACCCTTGGGAAGCACGAAGTCATTGTTAGGATCAACGATGATAAGGGCGGACATTTGGCTCTAGTTCTTACTGGAGGCCACTTACCTCAGGGTGGGGCCTGGCTACTTCAACTTTACACCATGAGCCCTTGAAGCCACGAACACTTCGGGTCCAGACCCAAGAAGAACTTATACTCGGTTGCACGGTCTAACATAATCTTGGTTCCCTTCGGTACGAGGCTGGGATTTTCTGCGAAGACCTTATTCATCTTGACAGCGTGGGCCACTATTAACTCCACCGGTATATCCTTCTCATGAATGGCTAACCTCTTGAGAGCCTCCTCGAGATCTTCTGTGCGCAGAAAGGGACGATTACAATGCGGACGAATGAGCTGAACTGGCTTGGAACCGACGATCAAGAACTCCTTGGTCAGCGCCTTTACAATCTCATGGAGGCGTTCCGTGGATGAGCCGCGATAGACCATGGGCTTGGCCAGATTGATCTGTTGGAATAATGCGATTGCATCAGATCGATCTGTTAGAATATAGCGACGGGTTAGAACAAGGAAGTCCTTGGCCTCTTGACGTTCAAAGTAACGCCTCAGGACTTCGCGCCGGTGCTGGCCATCGATAATTCGGTATTCGGGGCCGGCCTCTGTCATGTACTGGACGATGCTGAACGGGCCCTGGATCTCTTCCACATTTTTGATCGATGCCTCTAAGGTTCTAACATGATCCTCATCCATGACTCGATTGCCTTCCCATACCTCGGTCTTGATAATATTCCTGGCGGAAATCACGTGGAGTTCGGACTTGTCCGTATAGGTGAAGATTGGTGGCATACTTCGAGTAGTACGGTGGGCCCATGGTCACGTTTATCAATTAAAACCAGAATATATAGTAGGGCATGGATTTCTTAAAGAGTGTAAGAGATCTTGTGGGAGATTCTTTGGTCTTCAAGGATGGGGATCATTATTATGCTGGCCAGATAACGGATACAGAGATTCTTAACACAGGGGCTGAAGTATCATACGATTACAATAATAATGTTCTTGTTAATGAAGACGGTAGTACTGTCCCGGCTATATTCTTAAAATATTCTGAACAAGCTGATGTATGGTATTCTAAGGACCCTATAAAAATTCTTCCTGATCAGGGTGGATATGTGATTGTTGAATCTGAAACAAGTTGGACTGAACCGGATCTTACTGAAGATGTAAGTCTGATGTGTACTGTTGAAACCTGTGATACTCGTGACACAAAGCCTGTGGCTCGTGATTTTGCAGCGGATAGAAAGCCATCCGCACTCACTGGAGCTGTGTATACGAGTATTGATACCACTGGTTGGGCACCCAATGAATATGTTGAACTAGGTGAAGGACTGACTTCTGTAGATGGTCGGCCTATTCTGGGTAAGGATGGCAAGCAGATTATAGAAGTCTGGTACTTGAATCCTACTACAAACCATAGTGTCTATAATCTACCACCAGGTGCGGTCGTACGCGATTTTGCGGTTACAACTGTGATTGGTCGTCAGTTCCAGGAACTCAAGGATCAGTACAATGCATTAATTCTCAAGGGTCAGGCAGAAGCCAAGAAGGAAGTTGCAGCTGCTGTAGCAGCTGCTCCTACGTTAGCTGCGGCCGTAGCAGTAGCTAATACAGTGGCTTCTTCTGGCCCTAAGTATTCTGAACTTCCTGAAATTAGAGCAAAATTCAAGGAACTACAGAGTCAACGTGGCGGAGCACTCAAGGATCCTGAGCGATGGGCCAAGATGAAAAAATCTGGTGTGCCTGAGCCAGGCATACGAAGAAAGATGGCCGAAGCAGGCGAGTCACCAGCCGATATTGATGCATTGTTTAGTGGTGCAGGTTCGACTCAGGAAGTAAGTGAGGTAGACCTTTCTGAAGAAGGTATTGCCGAACTGGCAAAACTTGTAGCCAGTATTAAGGCAAATCCACGTCTGGATACTATCAAACCTACTGACACATATCCCCTATTTACCTATTCTGGGACTACATGTAAGGTAAAAGATAATTATAAGAAGAAAGCTGGCATTGGTATTCCAACTACAATTGCAGAGGTGAAGGCGCCCTTGACCATTGAGGACTTCATAAGAATAAAAGAGTTTATACCTCGTGAAAAAGAAATAGGATTTATGTACAAGAAATATTCTGATTCCAATACACTAGATTCTTTTGCCCCAGATGTTAAACGTGTCTACCCTGATATAACTAGCGAAGAATCTCTACGAATTATCCAGGAACAGATTGATAATAGTAATGATGAAAAAATTGTTTCTGCATTTAGAGTTTCTCAGGATAAGAATATTGACACTTTTTTTGCAGCTAAGGTCAGAGAACAGTTTCCTGAAGTATCCTTGAGTCATGTAAGAGAACTTCTTGAAAAGAATAAAACTGCCGAAAAACTCTTAGGAAAACCGGTGAATGCAAAGGATTCTAAACAATTGGCCCTAGGAATTGCTGAGGCAGCTAAACTAAAAGCAGAAGAGTTTCAGCGTAAAAAGGGTGTCGCCGTACCCGTCAAGTATAATGATGCGGTAAGTCCGTATGAAAGTCTTACTAAAGAAGAAGATGGAGTATTTAATCTTGAACATAAAAAGAAGGATGAAATAAAAACCCTTCTTGAAACCTTAAAGGTAAAGAAGGATTCTCTACTAAAACTGTCTAAGATACAAGAACATCATATTAGAGATGTGTTAGCCATTGTAAAAGATAAAGAAAAATTAGAGAAGGAACTAGGCGTACCACAATATCTGAAAGATAAGGCTGCCTTTATAGATGGCTCAGCTCCTAAATTAACTACGGACAGACGCGCTGATGGAACTAAACTGCCTGCTGGATGGAAGTTAGTCGTTAACCGAGTAGATAGAACACTCAAATATCAGACCTTTGAACAAGAGGGCGGAAAGGTAGTTGCAAAACTCTATGATAGTCTTCCTGTAGGTGTAGAGCCAAAAGTAGCTGTGCCCCCAAGTAGTAGAGGGCCCCAACTACCTGGTCTTCCAAAGGCATCTAGTTCAGGAGAACCTGATCTAAATTCTATGACACCTGCTCAACGGAAAGCGGCCTTTGCAGCTAAGTTTGCGGCCCTCGCCAAGGGCGGCACTAGGCGGATTCGTAAGATTCCCACAAGACGTTCACGATCACGAGCTGCACAGTAGGCACTCCTCTGCTGGCTTTGCTGCCGTTGCAGCCAGTGAGAACTTGATCGCCTGCACCGCCGACTTTGTCCTCAGATAATACAGGCCCGTCTTCAGACCCTTCTTCCAGGCATAGAAATGCATGGACGAAAGCTTCGCAATCGTCGGCTCACTCACAAACAGATTCAGACTCTGGCTCTGGCAGATGAATGCACCACGATCCGCCGCCATATCGATCAGCGTCTTCTGCTTAATCTCCCACACCGTCTTGTACAGATCCTTGATGGACTGCGGAATGGCTAGACCCTGGACAGAGCCATTGGCCCCAATGATCTGATCCTTCAGCTCAGGCGTCCACAGACCCAGCTCCATCAGATCCTTGACCAGATACTTGTTCACTACCGTGAACTCGCCAGCCAGAGTCCTACGAGCATAGATGTTAGACGTGAAGGGCTCGATGCACTCATTGTAACCCAGAATCTGACTGGTCGATGCCGTCGGCATCGGTGCCACAAGGAGTGAGTTCCTCAGACCTCTCATCATAATGTCAGTCCGCAGTCGGGTCCAATTCAGCTTCGTCAGAGTCTTGTACGTCGACGGATCCAGACACCACATATCTGGCTGCAGACGACCCTGAGATGCCGGCGAACCCTTAAAGGTCTCGTAGGCCCCTTCGGTCATCGCAAGTTCCATCGATTTCTCAAGTGCAGCATAATAGATGTGCTCGAAGATCTCCTGATTGAGAGCGGCAGCCTCAGGCGACTCCCATGGCATCTTGAGCATGGCAAACACATCGGCCAGGCCCTGGACACCCAGACCAATCGGACGATGACGCATGTTAGACCGTTTCGTCTCAGGAGTAGGATAGAAGTTAATGTCGATTACACGATTGAGATTCACGACCATTGTGCCGACCACTCGACGGAGGTGGTCGAAGTCAAAGGACTGGGTGCGCGTCACGACCGGTGCAGAGCCATCCAAGGTCTGTACCGTCGTGACCGACTCGCTAACGAAGTAAGGAAGTGCAATCGAGGCCAGATTGCACACCGCCGTCTCCTCAGGACTCGAGAACTCCATGATCTCCGTACAGTTGCCCGTAAAGATATCATTGAAGACACCCGCGTGATTAATGGGCTCATTAAAGCAGAAGGTATCATCAGAATTAATGGGTCTAACATCGACGACTCTCTGAAGTACGCGGTAGCCATTCGAGCTCAGAAAGGTGGCGAGAGGCATACCAGGCTCGAGATTCTGGGCCTCGACGCGACGCGCATCCTTGAGCGGAAACGTGGCCTCCGTGATAAACTTGTGGTAATACGTGCAGTCCAGATGACGGATGAACTGCTCCCCGTTGCACTGCTGCTCAACCGTGACGCGAAGCAGCTTCTGGTTCTCACCCGTCTTTTGCACCTTGACGGCTGACCACTCCGTGCCATTCCAGATGGTCGCCATCTTATTCTCGAGCTCTCGGATCAGATAGATCTGCGGAACACCGTCCTCCATGACCTCAATCTCCGTGTTAGGCGCCACGCAGAGATTCGAGGACTTGATCGTGCCCAGATTCTTCTGATTGGACTTGTGGTTCGCCGCATCCTTGTACAGGAGATAGGGCGTACCCGTCTCAATCTGACTCACGAGGATATCGGACCACAGCTTCTGAGCGGAGACAGTCTTACGGGCACGGCCCTCAGACTCATACTTGAGGTAGAGAGCATCGAACTCAGCGCCAAAGACATCGGCAAGACCTGGAGCCTCATGGGGACAGAACAGACTCCACTCATGACCTGCCTCCACGCGCTTCATGAAGAGATCGCAGATCCACAGAGCATAGAAGAGATCGCGGGCCCGCTCCTCCTCATTGCCCGTGTTCGACTTCATCTTGATGAAGGCCTGAATGTCCGCATGCCATGGCTCCAGATAGATAGCGAAGGAGCCGTTACGACGGCCGCCGCCCTGATCCACGTAGCGGGCCGTGTTATTGAACACACGGAGCATGGGAACCAGACCGTTCGAAGATCCCTGGGTCCCTGCAATGAAGGATCCCTCTGCTCTGATGTTGTGGATGCTCAGACCGATGCCGCCTGCATACTTGGAGATCTGGGCGCACTGCTTTAGCGTATCAAAGATGCCATCGATACTGTCCTCCTTCATCGTCAGAAGAAAGCACGAGGACATCTGAGGACGCGGAGTACCTGAGTTGAAGAGAGTCGGCGTGGCATGCGTGAAGGCCTTGGAGCTCATGTAGGTGTAGGTCTCCTTGATCCGATTCAGAGTAGCCTCCGTATCTAATGCCGTAGTGTAGTGGGAATGTCCTGAAGATACGGTTGCGTGCATTCCGACTGCGACACGGAGCCACATGTACTGGGGCGTCTCCACAATCGGCTTAGTACCATTGGGGCCCCGAGAGCGCATGAGATAGGCCCGCTCCAGCGTCTTGAAGCCGAAGTAGTCCAGAAGATAGTCATTCTCGGGCATGATCATGGCATCTAGAGCAGCCGAGTTCGCCTTGATAAAGGCCATCACGTCATCTGCAAGTGCAGGACTCTCTTTGCCTTGAGTATCCTTAATGGAATACAGAATGGTCATGGCCTCGGAAAAGAAGGTGGGTGCAGAGCGCTGACAGTTACTCACGATGATCTGGGCAGCGAGAGTGGCCCAATCTAGATGGGTCGTGGAAAAACTAATGGCAATCCTGGATGCGAGCTCATCGAGCTCGGTTGTGTGAATCCCATCTGCAATCTCGGCCAGCACAAGCTGGGCCAGCCGAGTATAATTTACAGAAAGGCCGTTTGCCGCCTTGCGAATCCGCTCTAGCACCTTGTCGAACTGCACCGGCTCCTTGGTACCGTTACGCTTGATTACATTCATTTGCCCGTCATCAGACATTGTAAGTAGGTTAGGTCAGGCTTTGTTAAAGTCAAGTTTACCTTAGGTCCCCAGACTACCTAAAACAGTATGGAAGGAGAGACATGTTAGGAGGTGAAGGGCACCATGTTCAGCTGGATAACTGCGTGACCACGAGGCTGTACACAGATAGTATGCAAGAGCTGCTATAGAACAAATGAGGCCTAACATAATCCATCTTAACCCTGTGATTCTCTGGGCATAGAAGAGCGTCATAAGTGTCACGGCTGCGATAGCGGCTTGGTCCATCCAAAAGATGGTCATGAACTCTGGTTCGAGCTTGGGACTGGAATGCCAGAGGACTGAAGTGACCATGAGGAGGACAAAGAGGCCGGCGTAGAAGAATTTATTTCGGAAAAATGCATGCGCGGCATTTGTCCCAAATAGGAGTGATGTTAGATGGAGCATCCTTATTTTAGCGGTATATACTAAGGATGGAACTTCTCTTGCTGCTCGTAATTATTCTGCTTGCTCTGACGCTTCTGTATTGGGTCCAGACGGGCTTTAATTTCAATGGTAGTTATGTAGTCCAGCCCTATAGTATGACAGAGTCTTACATTGACTATTTTACTGCGTTAGAGGGGTCTCCACCTGATGCGTTCCTGCCTGATGCAGGTGTGTTCCCCGATGGTCAGCAGGTTGCTCTCAAGGACTTTCTGAAGGTCAAGTCGGGTCTAACATTGACTTCTGCTGCCTCGTGTAGTAAGGCCGATGCGGCCCGTCAGGGTGAGCTCGGAGGTCAGTACGTTCAGAGGACGAACAATTATAAGCGGGACTATCCCGATAACTGTTCGGCTCCTTTTAGCGAATTTGTTGGGTCCATATACCAGCCTGTTGCCCTAGGTGCTTCTGTACCCTGTGATGGTTCTTGTTAAAAATAGGTGTATATAGTATAATGGACGTTAGAAGTGTAACCCCTCCTCCGCGTCTAGGCCCTCAGGGTGCACCGTTAACGGCAGAGGAAGATGCCCTAATTACGGCTAGTCAGAAAAATTCCGCTAATCCGTTAAAGGTAACCTTAGCAGGCAAGAAAGGCAATTGGGACATTTATTCTTTTTATCTTCCTAATGGCTCGGGTGGTTCTACGTTATTTTTTACCACAGTACGGAACAATGATATCTATAATAACCCCGTGTGGTATAAGTATAGTACTCTGGCTGATGCTCAGGATTCCAATACAGCAGTTGCCGCCGCCGCGCAATGGGGGCTAAGTGCTATACCTCAGATGGTTGATGCACGTAAGAACTTAGTCGATGCTCCTCTTGGCGCTGCTGCAAGTTCTGTTGCAAAAAAGACCGGCTGGTTCGGTATGGGCGGGGCCCGCAGAAGGACTCGCCGTGGTCGCAAGAACAGAAAGAACAAGAGCCGTAAGAATAAGAGTCGTCGCTCTTAGGAGCCTAACCAGCCACCAACATGTTCAATAGTCTCAGAATCGCCCTGAGGCAACTCCCTCCTCGATAACACCTGGGCCCAGAATGTCTCCGCCTCAGGCAGACCAACAGTGTTCCACCATGTACGATTCCTGAGAACGGTACGTGGAAACCACGCTTTCAAAGACCAGAGTGATGACTCTAGAAGAGGCAGAGTAGAGACAGGAGCGACTATATCTGCCCTGTGCATTACAGGCCTACTATACTGATACGACCATGAGCTCGGATCCTCGAGGACACCATAGACATTAATCTGACCGCACCAGCCGTCAGGAATAGTCACCTCTCGCTCTGTTCCATCCTTGAAGATTACGAACTGGCTAAACTGGGCCTCTACAAAGTCTACTGCGTCGATGTCACATACCTCCATCTGGACCTGCATCTGTACATAGTACTCCGCCGGTACATAGGTTCCAGGCTGACGGTTCTTCGGTGACTTGATCTCTATCAAACGGCCTGTTCGTTGCCCATTGGTAACGATACCATCAGGACTCGCCGAGAGCCATTCATATGTACGATGGGTGAATCGGCCCAGAGTATCACAGACCTTCGCAGCATACTTGATCTCATAGATATCACGGACCACCGGCTCAAACCGGTGTCCCCAACTCGTCGCCACCATCTCTCCATCATCCTGGGCCAGAGCAACCGGTGACATTGCCGGCCTGTCTCCAGCTGCCGGCTCAACCTTCGACCGCAGAAGACGTTCACGACTTCCCGTCAGAACCTGATGAAACTCCGATGCAGTAAGACGATTACGACGCTGGGCATACCAATCAGCAGAATGTTGGGCCGTCTGAGGCTTGGTAATCATCTGCTGGACTATTTCCTTATCCAAGGGCTCAAGAGCCTCGATCTCCAAATCTCTCTGTTGTCTGAACCAGTCGGCTGCGGAATCTAACATTGCATCTGCCAGTGCTTCTTCGTCTGTAAGAAGTGAGATCTCCTTCTGAACCGCAGCCCAGACGTCATCGGTGATTTCCTCATCGTCGAAGATGCCCGGATCATAGAACTGTGGCAGAGTCTCTACGCACCAGTTTGCGAGATCTGATTGATCCATTAAGTATTCACTGTGGTCTCTGTGTTTAAGATGGAGGTTGGTACCTGAGAGGTAGGGGCTGGTACTGACTTCGTCCTCCTGATCGTCGCTCTCACTGTTGATTCGATGCGAAACGTGCGAAGACCACTTAGACCCACTCGTTCTTTCAGGCCGCGGATCGCTGTAACTCTGGCATTTACCGGGTCATAGTCAATGGCAAGTTTTGTGTTCAGCTGCTTCGTCTCATACGCCTGTAGAACAGCTGCCAAGAGAGAGGCCGCCTCAGCCGGTGTCAGATCTGGATAGGCCTGCACATACTTACGAAGACGATCAAGGCGGGCCCCCCGATCCAGCTTCTGCCACGGCTGGTTAAAGGTTGCCTGGTCAGCCGATAAGAATGCATCCAGGCTATCCTCCGTTGCCTTTACGACATTGTCCCCCATGAAGGGCCCTAGCGGTACTACGGGAGTCGGTGTAGTGATCCGCTTGCGCTGTGTCTTATTGCGCTGCATCCTAAGTACATAAGATCACACTAGGTTTAAACCCGTGCCTAATATAGAATGTTCCTCTTTACTATCTTTGTCGATAACGAGTATACGGCAAAGAAGATGGAACAGGCTGCTCATAAACTAGGGCACGAAATGGTGTGGCAGTGGGTCAAGAAAGGAAAGAAGATGGCCATCGCCTGTGACTTTCATACTAAGTCTTAGGTTCATTCCATAGGATTACATCTTCCTTGAACTTAGTTCCCTGCTCCTGAAGAACGAATTTATTCCGTATAGGACAGAACCAGAGTTCGAGACCCTCGGTAATTCCCGAGCCCTTGCTAATGAATGTGAGGGCCGCCTTGATTGTCTTTTTAGAAACACGCGGCATCTGATTATTGGTAAGAAAGGTTGTTTAGATAGGATGGGCACGTACAGCTGGTTTATCACTAGTAGGAATAACGCCGCCGCTACCAAGATTATTTGGACAACCAATACCTTTACTCACCGAGTCCTTCAGGAGGCCTTCGAAAAGGTACAGACCCTCGAGGAAGTGGGGCGAGCCTTTCATGAAGGCAAGTTAATCGGCTATTTCACAGAGTCATTAAAGGAGGATCTACGAACTCTCTCTGCATCTCTGATTCCTAATGGCTGCTTTCCTCGACTCTATTTTTCCTGGGAAGGCAATGAGGATGTCTTGTGCCTCGAATTCATTCCTGGAGAACCAATTGTTAATTATTATATTCTTGAAGATGGGGGCCTATCTGGGACCCCTGAACATCCAGGGTGGTTTCAGGTCTAAAAAGATAAAAACTCTTGGTAAGATGGCCACACTTATTACAACTCGAAATACACCAGCATTTCTAGAGGTATATGTTAGAACCTCTGGGCCCTGTACGGCGTCCTTACTTACAGATTTTTGTGTTCTAAGTAGTACTCTGATGCCTTCAGAGAACTTTCCTAAGGTCTATTATCTAGGAGAGGATACCGATGATATTTTGTGTGTGGAGTTTGTTCCAGGCTTTGCTCAACTGAATTTTTATATCTTAGATGATGCACAAGGTAATCTGTTAAAGGCTCCGGAAAAGGATGGATGGCGCTTGGTTATATGCGATAATATACATGGCTGAGACTAGAGGATGCGATCCAGCAATGACATCCGTATTTCGGCCCGTGGAGATCAGACACGGAGTTGGGCAGCACCCATGCCCGTCTTTGGTCAGATTCCACCCCAGACAGCGAGGGCACGTGTTGAATGGGATACGCGGGATACCGCAAATAATCGACTCTTTTCAGATATTCAGGTCACGGGGCCTAAGGCAGTAACCTCTGCTGCCTTGGCTAAACATCCGACACATGGTGTCGAGCTCTTCATGCCTACGGTGAGTCGGAATGATATGAAACAATATCGTGAGGAGACTTTTTTTCCGGATTCCAGAGCCCTACCCTCTGCCTCAGGTATGGTCGACAGGGCCAGGCTACCTCAGCAAGATACAAGCAGAAACCCCTATACTTCTTCGATTGAAGGTACGGGACTGTTACGAGAGGTTCAGAATTCGGTTATCGAAGATAATCGGTTCAGAAACATGGATACTGATTCACGCATTGTTCAACGAGTCTTCACGGATCAGATGATTACTGCTGAAATGACTCGTTCTATTGTGGAACGCCAGGTGGCTGCTGCAGAACAGCTACGAGGCAAATCGGGGTAGACGGGTTAGTACAATCGAGGATAAAACAACTCCTATACTAAACCCTACCATGGTTCCAACAAAGTACCCATTCCTCCATTGTATATCACCATATAGAGTAATCGAGTCACTGTGAGAAGGCATTCTAAGGGAGGAAGTATGGCATAGTCTTAGGTATCAGTCAAAGGCAACTAGGACTGGAAGATCATGATGATTTACTGACTTCATCGCCGAGGTACTCATCTCCTTACGTTTCCGCCGACCTGTAGTCGACTTCGACTCGGGCTCCGCCTTATAATGCTCCCGGAAACTGACATTCATGTCTTTCTCGATATCTTCTGCATGTGTCGTAATATAGTTTACGACACCCTTCTCGATTGCCCACCGGAAAAAATTCAGCTGACCCACAGTCGTCTCCTCAATAGGGGGATGCCCGCGGACCTGGAAGCTAATGCGCTCACGACGACAAAAGGGATCGAAGAGGCGCTTAGAATATGCCTTCAGCTCCCTCTTGTAATGGAAATGTACCATAAACTGACGATCCTCGTGACTATAGCAGACATTGAACTTCTTGGAGTAATTCGTGACGAACCAGTCAATGAGACGCAGACTTACAGGAGACTTACCTGTTAGAATGGGAAGGATCTCCTCTAGGCGGCCCGGTAGATTATAGAAATCCTGTAGCCATCTAACAATAAAGTCTTGGCGATTCTGGACACGGTTTTTTACTGTTAATCTTTCCATATTTGCTTCTTCTTTGAAGAGTGGGTTTAGACCGTGTCATTTTATGTTTGTAGATGAGTAGGGGGTCATGCCAAGACTGACTAGGAAACGAGGATCACGAAAGAGATATCAGAAGGGAGGTGGTACCATAACAAATCGTAATGCGCCAACGCCCAGTATGAATAGTGTGATTACCAAGACAATTAACGAGTATGAAGAGTATTTTACAAAACATTCTGTTAATCATAAGGACTTTGTAGAGAATCTTGATGGTCTCTCTATCCTTCTTAAGAAGAAAGAATACAGAAAAGAATTTTCTAAAACGACTATTCTAGAAAATCTAATAGTACAGGTTGAGAACGAGTTAAACAGCGATGATATAAGACTTATGTCTAAGATTTTTGCCTACGCTACTATGGATGATGATTCGCATGATGAGCAGGTTGGCCCAATTTTTCCTAAACTGATGCGTGAACTCGAGAAGTATATGTCTGATACTGACACCGGCGATGACCCCATACTTAGTAATATTCTTAGTATATTAGCAAATCTTGTAACGTATGCGGTAAATAAGAAATATGAACTAAGACCTCTGATTGCCCATTGCCAAACTCTATTTAGTAATCCTAGTATCAAGGTTATAGAATATGCAGTAAATATTCTCGAATATTTATCGCAGGTGTATGAAGGCCTGAAGGATGAACAACTGATTTCTAACTTACAAAGTCTCAAGGAGAGACTAGGATCGGGCCCGATTGTTACTACTATAGATCTTATCCTAGAACGTATTGGCCTCCCTGAAAAACCTAAACCCTATCGTCAGCCTGAACCTGTTGGGCCTAACAGTGTTCCTCCTCTCGAGGGTATAGACCGGCTAATTGCTGAAAAGAATGGGCCTAATTTTGTTCAGTGGCTCAAGGATCTGAATACATTTATGTTAGTCAGTGCAGACAATCGTCGTAATGCTGCGACCATCTTTGCAGATTTTCTTATTTCTCGTTTTCCTAAGGAGGAAGATAGTGAGATTATATCATTACTCTGTGAGGCATTCGGCCGATTTGCTCAGGATGATAGTGAACAAGATAGTAAGATCGCAGTTCTATATCCTAAGTTCATAGATATCTTGAAGAAGGAGGTTTCTAAGCCACAACCTTGGAATGAAGAGTTAATCACGATGTTACTGCAAATTATCGAGAAGATTATTGGCTATGTCCTCTCCCAGAAATCTGAAAAGGATCAGCCAACAATCATCAAGCCTATTTTTAAGTTAACGGCCAAGTCGCTTACATCTGATAATCCTTTTATTGATCAATACGCTTCTTACATTGATGAAGTAGTAGCTACTACGACAGAGAAAGGGCCCGAACTTCTCCACGAGAATGACACCCTGGTTACTGAACTTGAGAAAGTAGTTGGCGACGGCAACCAAGTTGGAGGTGGCGGTAGTAGATCTGGATCTGAGAGAGATGCTAGAATAGCTGCGGCGCGGTCCGCTGGCGCAGCATTAGCTGCGGGTGGAGATACGATTACCTTTTCAGTTATCGATGTTGAAGGTACAGGCCCCTATGATGTTACTCTTGTTGTACGAAGTGGCAACAAGGCCTTTGGGGCAGATCCTAAATTCAAACAGACTAATGGTAAGAATCTTGAGGATTCTATTAATAGGATTGTTAATGCAGATATACGGATGTTGAAACAACTGCCACGGAAATCTATCAGTGATCCTATTGTATTTAGAGGCGTCACACTCCCCTTTCCACCCTTAGTATTTTTTCCTGGAAATAGAGAAAATATTCCTATTAATTTGGACCAGGCTATTCAAGATAAACTACCACAGGCTCCTCTAGTTCACCCTGGTCCTCCTGGCCCTCAACAGGCCCTTAGACCGTTTGTATATCCTGAAATGTTACATATCTTTCAAGGAATACCTAATACTGTAGATGAACTTCGTGCTAAACTAGATCCCTTTGTTCAGAGTTGGCGTAGGAGTCACAATGTTGATGCAACGGTGTTTAATGAGGTCTATATTACAAGTGATATTCATGCAGATGTCTACAAGTTCATGGATTTACTGGAACATGAAGGCATTGTACAGTTTCCTCCTGCAGCAGTCAGTCCTGATCACAGGACTGAAATGGTGAGGCGTATAGAACGTGTAGAATTTAATAAGCCGCAGACCTTACTGATTATCGTGGGCGATCTTGTTGATGGGGCCAGACCAGGCGGAACCTCTGTTCCAGAAGGTGACTCAGAACTTCTTCTTCATATGTTATTATTTAATATGCGTCTTTCTGCTAAGACAAAGGATTCAGAAGTATTATTTACTATTGGTAATCACGATAAGGCGACGGTTTTATCTGATCCATTATCGATTCCGTTTATTAATCGTTATGTGACTCCTGATACAATAGCTCTGTTTGGTACTCCTGCGGCACGAGCAGCATATCTAGCTCCGTTTTATGCCCTTTCTCCATTTTTTATCTTAAATCTTATGCATGGGCCTACGACAGAAGTAACCTGCATTCATGCTCATTTAGGTGATAAGGGAGTTATCAATGGTATACAAGATGAGATAGATGCAGTACAGCGAATGGATGCTATCTTAACTTCCTTGCGTCGTGAACGACCAATTCTAGAAGATGATCATACAGGAGCATTATGGAATCGCAGCTATGCAACTACAGACAGTTGTGCAACGCTTACGGGGCCTGAGACAGTAGTTGTTGGTCACTGTCTTACCCACGGTCCCTTCGGTCACATGGCCAGCTTACTGCAAGACCCTTCGTATGAAGGATGTAGAACTGATACAAATACTCCTGATGACACGATTGGCGGCACACAGAAAGGATTTACCAAGGGATGTGTGGTCAAGGATTGTTTTGCAGATGGTTATCCTAAGTTAGTCTTTGTTGATATTGGAATGTCTCGACCATTTTCTCTTTTTGCAGCCGATAAGATTAAACCAGGTACCAACCAAGAGGCAGTCTATCAACGTATGGGCGGTGAATTTCTGAAGCTAGTACATTCGGCCCCTGGTGGTCGTTGGTTCAATGAGATGTATAGGCAAACAGCTGGTGGCGATGCTATTTCTATTACTGGATCCGTTGATCTGTCAGGATCTGTTGGTCTTCCTGGATCTGTTGATCTGTCAGGATCTGTTGATCTGTCAGGATCTGTTGGTCTTCCTGGACCTGTTGGTCTTCCTGGACCTGTTGGTCTTCCTGGACCTCAGAACCCAGTACCTCAACAAGCTCGCACCCTATGTGAAGAATTACAGATGCTCTCTAAGGGTAGTACTCCAAATCCATGCCCCTGTCCATGCCAACCATGTCCTCATAATCCTGGTCCGCCTGGTCCTCCTGGCCCTCCTGGTCCGCCTGGTCCTCCTGGTCCTCCTGGTCCTCCTGGAGGTGGGATTCCAGGTGGTGGTGGCGGTCTTCCTCCTGGTGGTGGTGGCGGTCTTCCTCCTGGAGGTGGTGGCGGTGGTGGGATTCCAGGTGGAGGTGGAGGCCGAGAGGTTCCACCAGCCCTCGGTAAGACATGTGAAGATAGTAAGCTTGGAATCCCTATTTGGGCCTGCAGTATTCTTAAGGATGAGGATGTTAAGCCCGAATGTGCAGGCAACGATATTCTAACACCTGATTGTTTGGGGGAGGCGATGTATCGTCAGGTTATGATTGCTCAAAAATATATTAAGACACATACTGAAGATGCTACAGAATACAATAAGGACCTGGATGATCTTAAGAGGGTTGAGCCTGATAATAAGGATGATGCTGAAAAAATGTTATTATTAAAATATCCCGATAGTTATATTACTGTAGATTCAAGTGGTCAGTTAATGAAGTTAGATGTGCCGAATCCATTCAGGGCCAGAGCTACACGCCTGGGATATTCGGGTGCGCCTATAACCTTTGCTAACCCTAGCGGTAACCCTAGCGGTAACCCTAGTGGTAGTGGTACTTCTGAATATTCTCGCTTTGTCCGTTCAGCAAATGCAGCCTTAATCAATACCCTCTCCTTCGATGATATTCTTATGGATAAAGATATGACACTAAATTTTCTAGAAGCTTTGTGGTATTGTGGTCGCAATCCTACGATGGAAGGTGAACGATGCACTCCTGCAAAGGTAATCGGTCTCCTTCGTGAGTTTGAGGGATATAAGAAGGAACAAGCGCTCGCAACGGCACAGTATGATACGTCGTGGGCCTATCTTAAACGGTATATTAATCAGGCTCTTCTTGCTATCGATGTGCCCTCCTTTGATAAGTATCCCTTAACTGCACCTTCACCTCTTCCTCTTCCTCTTCCTCTGCCTCAGCCTCAGCCTCCTCAACCTCCGCCTCAGCCTCCTCAACCGTTACCTCAACCTCCTCAACTTCAACAGCCAGGTGGTAAGCCTCAAGGGCCCAAGTATCCTCGCCCTACTAAAAATCAACCCATTATACGACCAGGATGGAAACCCGGTGAAGCATTAAAACCCACACGAGGGTTCGGCTTCAAACTACCTTAAGCATTTAAATGTATAAAGAGTATAGGGTATGGCTGCTGAATATGCACCTTTACCGTATGATGCTGCATTCCTACAGAAACAAGAAAGTGCAGGATGTGGTCGGCATGCCTTAAATAATTTATTAGGAGGCCCCTATTTTGTAAAGGGATCTAACACTCCCTATACTCAAGAGGAAATTATTCAAAAAGGCAAGGATCTGAGTCAGGCAACTCCTGTTGAATTAATGAGAGTATGTCAATTTCTAGAAGTTCCAGGTAATGCTCCCACAGGATATGCAACGAAGGGCGGCTGCCCTTCAACTGAAGATTACGATGTATCCGTCTTAGAATATGCATTAAATATGTCTGGGTATGATCAGGTTCTATTAACTAAGGGCCAGTTCACTGATCCTGCAACGATTCCTGCTGACGAACAGGCAAAGATACCACATATTCTTGGATATATCATAAATCTTGGTGGTGTAGCATCTACCAAGGGGCCAACCGGTGTCGAAACAGCTGGTGCGTCAGGTCACTGGACTTCTCTTCGTAAGAATGGTACCACATATACCTACAAGGATTCAACTCATGCGGCCCCAGAAGAAATAACGATGGATAAATTTAAGGCAGATTATCTGGCCCAGATAACGGATCAGGGATATATCCTTGCAGTTCTTGAACGGAGTCCTAACACTCCATTCTCGTACAAGGCTAATATTCTTGACAAGATAGTGAGATCTCTTCAAGAACAACTGAATATTAAACAAGAGAATCCAAGCCAAAAGGATAAGGATCTGAATGCCTTTGTCGGTAGATTTGTTAAACTTCTGGAATCGAGTGATAAGATAAATACTATTTATCAGAATATCTTACACAAGAATTTTACCATGCCTGATGATCTGGAACTCCAGCAGTTTTTAAGTTATACGCTGAATGAAGGTAGGCCTAAAGATAAGGATGTTGCGGCATTTACGGAACTTAGTACCAAAATTATAAATAAATTTACTGGGCCGTTACCCTCCCAAGGGTCATTACCCTCCCAAGGGTCGTTACCCTCCCAAGGGCCATTGCCCTCCCAAGGGGCAAAACCCCAAAGTCAAAAGCCAGTGAGTATGAAGGAATTAACGAATTGGTTTACAAAGAGAATTATACCGACTGGATTTTTAGAAGAATTGCAGAAGAATACATTTACAGATCAGTATAAATCTGAAATAGAATTCTTAGAACACCATGGTCTAGTCGATCGAACGGATGGAGTTAAGGTATCTGGTTCCTTAAACTTTTATACGCCTGGCGGCCTATTTGCCAATCCAGAAATAAATAATATTAAGGACTATCTTCGTTCTGTTCAAGTTATCATAGAACAGAAGATTTCTCGCCAGAGACCATCGTTAGTAAGCCATCTAGGGGCCCAGATGGAACATGAACGAATAGAAATGAGATCCATGTTAGAACATATAAAGAGAGTCTTGGGCTCTACCTCTGGATCTAGTGACATTTCTGGAGGATCGACTCCATCCTTACCCGATATAGAGGGGACTAAATCTCAGTATACTAACGGTGCAGTATCAGCATGTACAACAATTGCAACACTCGCAGTCCCCGTTTTATTACCTGAAGTAGATACTGGCCACACGTTAACTGCTGCTCTAATCGATACATTAGTCGCCCGAGGTAACGGCGTACCCAATAAACATCAAGACTGCACTCAAGTACTCACAGATCATTCTGGTGAATTTGAACACTGGATTACGATGAATATAGATACAACGGGCAGTGATCCTCAGCCTAGATTTATTACCGATGAAGATGTATATACACACTTATTCAAAGACTCTAGACGTGGTGTTGATCAATCAAGATATTTTGGCCTAGTAATAACACATCCGCCAGAGACTGTACTCGTCTTAGTACCACCCAGTAATGATAAACCCTGGATACTCTTTGATTCACACGTACGACCCACACATCCAAATGCATACATGGCCTTCTTTAAGACAGAAGATGAACTGATCGTACGTCTGAGAGAACTCTGGCCTAATCCACCACTCAAGATTGATGAGGTAAAAGAAGAGGAAAAGGGGATTTTTATGATAGGAGCTACTGTTCTGCAAGGCCCCCTAGAAACGAGAACAGCACCATAATTATGCCCCCTTAGTAGGATGTTAAACGTTATGCTCAAAGCAAAGTATAGCTTTATTTCGGCTCTACTTTTCTTTATTGTAAGCAATCCAGAACTATATAAGGCCACTCAATGGCTTTTTGGACCCCTCTTTATGGTAGCCGATAAGGGGGCCCCGACACCCTATGGTCTCATCTTTCATACTATAGTCTTCTTTCTAGGCACATTTGCTCTCATGACTATTCCTGTGTAAAAGAGTTGACTTGGGTGTAGTGGCCAGAGTCAGACGCAAGATGCCTCGTTCTCCATCTCCTCCTCATCAGAAAGCCTCTATTCCAAAGGCCCTTCGCGAGCAGGTGTGGGTATACTATACTGGTAAAAAATTCGAGTCCCGTTGTCTAGTACCCTGGTGTCGTAATACCATGACCGTCTTTGATTTTCATGTCGGCCATGATCAGCCAGAAAGTAAGGGTGGGGCCACCCAACTGAGTAATTTACGGCCTATCTGCAGCCGATGCAATCTGTCTATGGGATCCCAATATAGTATCCAGACGTGGGCTGCCTTATCGCAACCCGTAGGATGCTGGGATTTCCTATGTCGGCCAACTAAAGTTTAACCGACCCTTGTAGGGGTAGATGGCATCCTTGGCCTTGATCGGAGCAGAATCTATTTTGGCTCTAACACCGATTGCTATTAAGAAAACGCCTGTTGATCATGTGACAGCACTGTGGTCACGTATTCTAACTGCCGGAGTCATAGGCTACGCAGTATCTAATGATAAGAAGGTTCGTGCGTCAGAATATGCAGCCTATTCACTACTCGGCTATGTGAATCTCTTACATGTTTCCACGAGTTACGAGGCATTCCGTAATCTTCCTGCCGGTCAGGCCCAGAGTATCTTGTACACCTTTCCTCTCTGGATTCTTCTTCTGAATGCCAAGTTTAATGAGGATGTAATTGAATTTCGCGAATACGGCTTTATGGCCCTTGCTACCTTAGGAGCTCTTCTTGTAAACTATAATCCCGGCGAAGCAGTACAAGCTATATCTGATGATGGTAAGCCCAATGAGACGTGGGGTCTAGTAATGGCATTTCTCGCCTCATTTACTGAGGCCTCTATGCATGTAATTCTCAAATACCTCGGCTGGCGAGATGCCGGTAAGAGTGTTTGGGTAGTCAGTGGGTCCGCCTCTGTCTGGTTGTTTACGGCCCTCGGAATCTATAGTATGTTCTCTGGTCTACCCTATCCAAAGTCGAAAGGATCTATTCAAGATGTAGCATATCTAACAGGGTTCCATGGTCTCTCCACCTTTGCCGGTTACTATCTCCGTTTTTTTGCCATTCCTCGTCTGTCCACTGTGACCTATGCCATTCTGAGTTACAGCGGTCTCATAGCTTCTTACATCTTTGGTCTTATGTTCCTGGGTGAGAAACCGGGTCTACTTTCTCTATGTGGGGCCCTTCTCATTTTGATCAGCGGAGTCTTCTTGAATTTACCGAAGGCCTAAAACTCTTTTATACTAAGATAGAAGAGTAATGATTAAACGCCTAGTGGATCTTGTAGATCGCGGTGCCCTCGATGATGAGTTTTCTCCGTCAATGGCCAGTGAGACCGTTTTTCGTCGACCCTGGCCGCGGTATCATAATACTGTATCAGAAACGACTGAGCTCTCGTATCAGGGCAATGCTGCCTGGGGCAAGCGTATCACGGTTCTTCTGAGTCGATTCAATATCAAGGCAGATATGCTACAATGGCTCTGTGTGCGCTTCAAGCCTCTAACATGGTTGCCCGGTGATGTCTATTCCAAGGTATATGGCGGGACATGGAGCTATTATAATCCTGAGCAGGCATGGATGTGGGCATCTTCTCTCGGTTCTATTGCGATCAAACAGGTGGAGTTTCTAGTTGGCGATACGACCATTGAGACCATTCCTGGTGAATTTCTTGATGTCTGGTCGAGACAATGGATGGATGGAGGACGGGCTGGTATATGGGACCTCGATATCTACGGTCACCTCAGTGAGAAACAGATTCGCAATACTAAAAATGCCCCTTGGACAACACTGCAGCCAACAGAGGACGGATACGTCTACTGTTGGTTACCTCTGGCCTTCTTAAAGCGCCCTGGATCGCCGTTTCCTGTAATCGCATGCGGATCTCAGGAAATCCGTGTAAATATCACCTTCCGCCCCTTCACGGAAGTGATTCGGATGCGGGCCACTCCTCGCTCCTCTCCTACGGATTCTCCTCTGGGTCAGACTATTGCCTTTGCAGATCTAACATCGAATCCTCCTATTCCCCATAATGTTCTGATTGGAACGACTATACCACGATTCGAGGATGCAACTGTCTTTGCAGGCATAGCTCATATTGAGGATCCGCTTCGATCGCGGTATATCCGTGACCCCTTCGAGATGCTCTATGAGCCGGTGACCCATACGACCTTTGATGTTCCGGATTCAGTTGCATCAGGTACTAATCCGTTTGTTATGCAGCTCCGTTGTACTGAATTCAGTGGGCCGATTCGTGAAATCTGCTGGTTTATTCGACGGAAGCTGGTCTGGGATTACAATGAATGGACGAATTACGGAGCCCTACTAGAGGATGAGCTTTCTCACTCCAATATTTCGGCAGGGGCATCGACTATCGCGTTCCAGCAGCCGCTAATGACGAATGCGATGATCATGGTGGATAATGCAATCTGGTCCAATGAGGCCGAGGATCAATATAGAATCAATTATGGGCTGTCCCATCGGGGTGGAGCCCGTGTAGCAAATGGGTTTGTGTATGGGTATGCCTTTGGATCTGGCAATCCAGAGGATCTCCAGCCTGGTGGTACAGTGAATGCATCAAAGGCGACCATTCGTCTAGATTTGACGATTCAGCCGCCGACTGTGCCTGCATTCTATACACCTCAGGCCTGTGGGCCAGGATCACCACAGGGATGGGTGGTCCACGTCTTTGCAATCGGCCTGAATTGGATGCGCTTCGTAAATGGACGTGTTGGACCTCTATTTAGTAAGTAAAGATCTAAAGCGGTGGTCTTACTGCAGAGTATACGATGCAGATTTTTATTAAGACTCTGACGGGCAAGACGATCACTCTCGATGTGGAGTCCTCGGATACGATTGAGGGTGTCAAGGCCAAGATTCAGGATAAGGAGGGTATTCCGCCGGATCAGCAGCGTCTGATCTTTGCCGGCAAGCAGCTAGAGGACGGTCGCACTCTAGCCGACTATAATATTCAGAAGGAGTCCACACTACATCTGGTTCTTTAAGGCATTGATGTCTGATTGAAATTCCGGTGCCACGTGGATATCAGAATGCAGTGGAAGCAGGGCGAGGGTCCGGACCTCGCTGTATGGAGCATGCCGTAAAAAGAGAAGCTCGGTAATATTACGGGGGAAGCGCCGATAGAAGGGAGATACTATATGATACTTTCGTATGATCGAAATTACCTTCTCTAGATCGGCGAAGGTGTATACATAACAGGTATAGGAAGGATCTACTAGAATAGCTGAATACCTGATGAAGGTGATAACCTCATAGAGTAGAGTATCAGTACAGAATCCAAAGAGCTCTTCCAGGGTCTCTCGCCAGGCTGTAACATAGACAGGTTCGCCCTCCTCAGCCTTTCCACCGAATCCATTTAGTCCGCCCTTTTGCAGACCGGCCAAGACATGGACCCCATCGGTAAACAGACAACCTGCTGACATCTATCATAGATTTCGGCAGACTGTGTTTAAATCTATCCTCTTTTTAGGATGAACTATCAGGTTCTATATTTGATGTCAATCATTATACAGATATGTATTGGACTTATAGCAGCAGATATACTATCTGGGTTTTTTCATTGGATTGAAGATAATTATCTTGATGATTATTGCAGTAATATTCCTTTTGTGAGTAGTATTATTAAAGACAATGAATTACATCACTATTATCCAAGAGGAGTTTTGGCCTATCACTATGTTGAACATTTAACACTAACTCTACCGACGACCCTGCTCATCATAGCTATATTCTTTTATCATTATCCAAAGATAGTGTATAATTATCCATATTTTTTTATCGTATTTGGATTTTTTTCTAGTACCGCAGCAGTCATTCATCGCATAAGTCATATGCGAGATTGTGAATTATCTTATCCAATTAAACTACTACAGAAGACTGGTATTCTTTCTTCTCATGATCATCATAAGGTTCATCACGAAATAAGTGATACCCGCTATTGTTCTGTAACTGCTTTAACAAATTATGTTCTGGATTATATACAGTTTTGGAAATTTCCGGAGGCAATTATCTTTTTTTTGACGGGAATAGCTCCTAAAAGGAGGCCCGTATACAATGATTATTCGGAAATACATAATACATTGCATGTAAAGTCTCAGGAACTCTGTCCTGATAAACCAACATTAGATGATATAGAACATCTATTCAAAACACTTGATACATATAAGAAGTGTTAGTCGCGTTAATCTAAAACGGGAGCAAACAAGGCCCTTAGTAATGGAGCTACTAATTTTATTAGTGGTGGTTATCGCAGTTCACTGGTTTGAATATAACCATGGAATACAGGAATATACTGTTAGTCAGGTACCAACAAATGAGGTGGCTTCCGTTATCGGAGATAAGACTCCTATAATGTTTGAGGTTGGCGCCCTCCCATGGCGACCCGAAATTGCAGCGAAGGCTGCATGGACGGTCAATGAGGGACCCGTCTCAACCTGGCTCAAGACGACCGATCCTATCCAGAATAATGAGGAACTTGCAACAGAACTAGAGCTGACCAAGGGCCTGTCAGACATTGATCAGGCCCGTCGGTTCTGGTGGCTTCCCGGGCTTTATAACGCATCCGTCGACTGTCTTAAGAACGAGAGTGTCGGTCTTTCCTGGATTACAGCAGAGCGGGAGTGGATCGGTTGTTCCTCTGGTGAGCCACTCCTCATCTGGCTAGTCCATTCACGCTACCGACAGTATTTACCAGATGTAGTATCAGATCCTTGGAATCTAACCGTCGATACAGCTCCATATATTGGCCGTGTCCAGTACATCGAAGTACGGATTCAGCCTGGATGGGCCCTCGGTCTTCCTGCTCATTGGGGGTATGCAGTACGTACAACAGGTACGTCATGGACCTGGAATGCCGAACAACATAGTGCTCTATCTTTTGGGATCACCCAGGCCCCGGCTATCATCACAGAAGTATATTCCATGTACCAGAACCAGAATTATACTGAAGAATATGAGGGCCAGGATCTACAATCTGTACCGCAGAGCCCAGATATGAACCATTAAAATAGGTGATCAGGGAAATCGGTGTAGTAGGCGATGCATTAGATCCTCGTATGATAAAATATGTATTTAACGTGACAGGATATGTCTTGTTAATTGTCATAATATAGTTTACAGACCCAGATTTAGTCGCACGATAATACGCCGCTGTCGTTGGTGAAAGACCAAAGGTTGGAAAATAGTTGCCCTGGTCTTTCGGATTACTGTTTATGTTGCATACAGATATAGGAAGAGAAGCGGACCCTGATACAGAGACATCATAGGCAAAGATGTTAGGCGGAAGTGTGAGACGACAGGAATTTCCGACAACACCTGTGAGCACTGGGATCTTATCCAGATAGACTGTGTAAGAGGGAAGAGATCCTGACCAGGATAGTGTGACGCCACTGGCATCTATAATAACTCCTGATAAGTCTAACACTATACTTGGTACAGCTATTATAACACCGAGTTTAGAAAAAAGAGTGATCAGAGCATTTACCGTATTAGCCAGATCGACTGTCGAAGAGGAGGGGAGGGATAGAGGGACCCCCTGTCTAAGAATCTGGGGCCACGCAGTCAGATTTATCCTTCTATCTGTGGCTGCCGTGGGGCCAGGAGTGGATAAGCCTTCAGTTCTCTGATATTCTAACATGTTACTGTTCGAATACAGATAGTTCCCCACATTTCTTGCTTGTGAGAAATTAACAAAGAGTGTAGCTAGAGTCCCTGAAATGTCGGTTATACTTACGGTTGGAATCGTCTCTGTACTGGTGATGAGAAGGGAACCAGAAGGATCGGTTAAAGTCCCTCGGCCACATATAACTTCTGTTATGGCACTATTCGTTGATCGCAGGGGCCGCGTTGACACACTGGTACATGTAATGCTCTGAGAAAAGGTAGCAAAACCAATATAATTGGATATTTGGAGAATAGCTCCTTGTGTAGATTTATCATCAATATGAAGTGTCGATGTTTTAAGTCGATCATATACTTCACTCATCCCTATATTCACGATATAAAAACTCCGTTCGCTTTTAATGCGCCAAGAAGCTGATTCAGTGTAGTTGCAATCTGATTCGGCGTCGCTGTTGCCGGATTTAGGAGCGCTATCGATGTATTTTGAGCGAGTTTGGGGACCCAGCCGGCTAGATCTATGGCAGAGCCATTGGTCCAACGTGGATTACCATTTGCAGAAACATCGAGGACCCCCGTACCAATTTGTAGGGCCGGTGCATGGACAATACCCGTAGTGATTCCGTTACCCGTGACCTCGAGATTCCCTTGTACAGTGAAGGGAGTCGACACTGTTAGACTACCAAAGGTACTATTTGTCGTTGTTAAGGAAGTGAAGGCGCCCAAGGTGGCATTTAGATTCTGTACAGATACGGTATCACATGTTACATTACGGGAAAACTGGGCAGTTCCTAGATTATCGGTAACCGTCATAATAGAGTTTCGCGACGGATATGTGCCCGCTGTACTAGGATCAAAGGGATTAATGGGCGGATTTTCAAAGACAATCCCACGTACTGTAATTGTATCAAAGACCTCATTTTTACTGGTCATGCCTTACTCTTATAGTATATTATCGTTCTGAGTCTAAGACGAAATTCTGCCCTATGTAGTAAGGGATGCCAACATCAACGCTCTTACAGCTCGTGGCACGGGGCCGTCAGGATAAATATCTGACGGATAATCCCCAGCTGACATTTTTTAAACATGTATATCGGCGTTATACGCCCTTTGCTATTGAATCTATTCCTGTAGAATTTGATGGGGCCGCCGATTTTGGTAAGCGGATTAGCGCAATTCTTCCCAAGAAGGCCGACCTCCTCTCGTCCATGTTTATTGAGGTGGATCTCCCTGCAATGCCACTTCTGGGAACGACAACCCGTTGGTGGTGCAACGATATTGGACACGCAATGATTCAAGATGTTAGTATCGAGATAGGCGACAAGGAAATCGACAAGCAAACCGGAGAGTGGATGCAGATTTGGACAGAACTTACTACACCGGCGAGTAAGCTCGATGGTTTCCGTACTATGATTGGTCATTGGCAGAGTTATGGACCGACCCCCCCAACTGCTGCACTGGGCCCCCTAAAACTAACGATTCCTCTCAGATTCTGGTTCTGTAATTCGATTGGTCTAGCTCTTCCTCTCATTGCTCTCCAGGCACATCCGGTCCGTATAATTATTCATCTCGCTCCCTTTTCCAAGCTCTGGTGGCAGACGACAATTGCATCTGGTACCTATTGCCCTCCTACGGAATCCATCTCTCCGGTTCGGTTCCAGCTCTTTTGTGACTATGTCTATCTGGATAAGGAGGAGCGTACTAAGTTTGCTGCAATGGAACACGAGTATCTCATTGAGCAAGTCCAGTATACACCGGTTCAATCGATTACGGCGGGGGCCCTACAATCCACTGTGAATCTAACATTCAATCACTGTGTGAAGGAGTTCTTTTGGGTTCTGCAACAGGATCGTATGCAGCAGAATAATGAGTGGTTCAATTATACCAATCTTCTTGAGGCCGAAACCGGTATACATTCCGATTTACTGAATACTGCACTCATACAGCTGGATGGGTATGATCGGTTTGAGACACGCTATGCGCAGTACTTCCGACTGACTCAGCCTTATCAATATCATACAGCAATACCTGCGGGGCTTAACAGTTATATCTATCTGTATTCCTTCTGTCTGCGCCCTGAGGCAGAACAGCCATCTGGGTCTATTAATTGCAGTCGTATTGACGATATCCGTCTCACAATGACCTTTAATAATACTGGAATTAAAGTCAATGGTGTCGCTACACCGTTAGTATCACCGTCTCAGGTACCCCGACATGTCGTTGTGTATGCGACGAATTACAATATACTGCGTATCGTGGGGGGCCTGGGCGGCGTCATGTTCTATACGTAGTTTAGCCCTTGGAAGACAATTCCGCAGTAAGCATCAGAGGGATGTCAGATCCATTTTTTACAGAAGCCCGTGGTCGGTTTCCTCTGCAGCCCCATTATGGGAGTGCAGAGGAACTGAAATCTCGTGTACCGCCAAACTCACCAGGCCCCGATGTGCCGCGACCCGATATCGCACTTGATTGGAAGCTCTATCTTATGGCCTTTTTCTGCCTTGACCATTTTTATGTTCGCAGCCCATTCACGGGAACCTTCAAACTCTTGACTGGTGGTGGCCTAGGTATCTGGTGGGCATGGGATCTCTTCCAACTCTATTTTGAAAGCGACCGCGTGAAGGCATACGGAATGACCATGCCTGGTGATTTTGTTACTGGAATTGGTCAAGGTATGTTTACGGATAAGACAGAATACTCTCAGCGTATGCCGAGTTTAATTATAACCCTGGGCCAGGCCTTTGGCTTTCTCGGCTTTTCCCATATGGCCGTGGGCCAGATGACTGCCGGTCTCCGTATTCTATTTATTCAGTGTATGACAATTCTATGTGTATATTTGGCATTACGTTACCATTCGTATTGGGCAGGTTTCTTTAGTATATGTTTTGGCCTGGGATCTATTGGAATCATGCTTCTCTGGATTCTGAATATGGTAGGATACACAGAAGGAGATAGTGTTAGATCTGTTACAGATGCTCTGAATTATTTTTCGGACTATGATTTTACAGGGATCTTATCTGATAAACATAAGGAGGATCTGAAGATCAAGAGTGTCGACAAAAAGATGTTAGATGAGAATCTGTTAATCGAGCATAGTTCTGAAAAGAAGGGGACGACTGGCCCAGGTGAGAAGAAACCCTTCCCTCTTCTGGCTCTTCCGCTCACGATATATGCTATGATTAGATCCCTGTTTAGTTGGATGTGGTCTTTGACTCCCATGGGGCGGGCCGCTGCAGTTGCTTCTGCTGTTACGGCAACGGTACCTCAACCTATATCCGTGCCTCATTCTGGCTCTGTATCTCATCTTGGACCCTTACCCTTGCCTCATCTTGGACCCTTACCTGTACCTCATCTTGGACCCTTACCTGTACCTCATCTTGGATCCTTACCTCATTCTGGCCCCGTACCTCATCCTAGCCCCTCTAGCCCCGTACCTCATCCTAGCCCCGTACCTCATTCTGGTCCAAAACAAAAAGGTGGTGCTCATAATGAAATGACAGTTGAATCTCAAATTCTCGGAGCCACAGTAGTAGCTATACTAGGTAGTGGAGTCATGAAGCTCCTAGTAGAATCCATGAGTAGCTAACGGCTCTAAGAAGAGCTTCTTCTCTTCCTCTGTAATTAGAGTCTCTCGATCCTCTTCCTTCTCGATAAGACACAGTTCCTTAACCCGCAGCTTAGGACAACCAGAATCAAAGAGACGCCTCGCTCTATCCGCATGCCATACCGACTTTGCCTGAAGATACATAAATAGATCACCAATGTTCCGGTTCATTACTATTATAGTGGACCCGTACATTGCGCTCAACTTTTGAACTGTTAAAAGGTGATACTATGCCGTACTTCGGTAAGGCTAGTACATGATTCTGACAGATGAACAGCAGATTATCGTGTCGGCTGTAGGTCAGAGTTTTAGAATCATAGCTGGAGCTGGCTCCGGTAAAACAACTACGCTCACTCTGTTCGTAAAGGCCACCATTGATGCTCATATTGCTAAGGATACAGAGATAGTCTTCATCACATTTACACGCCTTGCGGCCCACGATATTCTTACAAAGGTCTCCAAACTTATTCCTAGGTCTAACATTCACTGCGGAACGTTCCATAAAATCATGTTTAAGTTCATAGCGGCATCTGGTATTTCCTTGCCAGATCCCATCAATCTGTATGATGGCTGTATGGAACGTAATGTAGAATTTGTGCTCCAACAGATGCGTGATCGTAAAGAGTCTTTCGTTGCCCATCTGCGCAAGTTCCGTCTTCTAGTTGTCGATGAGTTCCAGGATCTTGATCCTCATCAATTTGAGTTTATTACACTTTTCCGCCAGATTAATCCAACTCTACAGATTATTGCTATCGGTGATATGGCCCAGAATATTTACCGGTTCCGCGGAACGTCCAATGAATTTCTTAGACGTCTTCTTAAGGATATCGTGCCTGATATTGAGACCTTTTATCTTCGTACTAACTTTCGGAGCACTCAATCTATTCTTAAAGCTGTCAATACAGTATTTACGGAGGATATTCGTAATGGGCATGTTCAGCCCATGATCTATGGTTCTGCTGAAATCGGGCCAAAGCCCCGTTATTATGAAGCGAATACCACCGTCGGCACGGGCCAATATGAGTCCTTTATCGTAGATGTCCTTGCACCAGTGATTTATACTGCAAAGCAATCTGGTAAGTCAGTTGCCCTACTCTTTCCAGTTATCAAATGTCAGTCCTATGAGATTGTCTTGGCACTTCTTACTAGTCGATTTGGCGGAAAGATCGACTTTCATCGTATTGCAAAAGAAGATGCTACTAGCGCGATTGTGGAATTCTCCTATGATCCACGGAAACGAGAGGCACCGGTTCAGCTATCGACCTTCCATGCGTCCAAGGGCCTGGAATGGGATATCGTCGCTCTCATTAATGTGAATGATGACCTCTATCGGCTACGTGAAGGAGAAGTTGACGATGAGGGATTCTATACTGAACGTACCAATCTTCTCTATGTGGGCATGACTAGACCAAGAGAGGAGCTGTATATCTTCGGCAAGGGCCCTCGCCATCGTCTGTTCACCGATATTTCAGATATAATGGAGATAACCATGTGGGGTGAACCGGTACCTCCCTCCTGTCCTTCCCCATCTCGAGGCCAATCCACTGTGACTAATCTGGTAAAGAAACTTAGCTCAAGTACGAATCCGGACCTCTTTAAACGAATGGTCGCCTGCAGTGAACACATTCGCTCATACTTCCATCATGGAGTCCGTATGGACGATGAAGTGTATAGAGAAATGAAGAAGAGGAATCGTGAACTGGAATTTGGAACCTTTATTGATTGGATGATAAAGAAAGAACTATCTGATACTCCATCTGTTCAAGATAGACTCTTGGAGATTCTCGCAACAATGAATAATACGTGGATTCATAAGGATAATGCTAAACATAGTCATGATATCCTTGGCCATGTTATTAGAGATATCTTCGAAAGTGCAGGAATGATGCCAAATACGGATATAATGGCCTATGTTAGGCCGACAAGACATATTGCAGCAGCCGGTGCTAGTAAACATAATATGATTCCTGAATTGGCGGTTCTGTATTCGGCAGCAGAAAAACAGATTATGTCAATCTTCAAGAAATCTGATTATAATATGCGTGATATGTACGTCCTCTCTCATGCACTAAATCTGTATGCACACCGTCAATTAAATGCAATCAGAGCTATAGAGGCCCCCGTAAATTCCTACATGGGACTTCCATCGGGCTTTGATGAATTTGCTGCTGCATCTGTTGCACCTGCAGCAGCGATTATTAAAGCAGCATCATCTGAAACAGAATTCACTGCCGATGTTTCAGTAGAAACTGAAAGTCTAATTGTTGGCGAAATTGATCTAATTACAACGGATAAGTCGTGTGTTATAGAGATCAAGTGCAGCGCTGAAGTAGATCAGGAAGGTCTGCGTGGCACAGCAAGCTGTACTAACTTGCTTCAACTTCTATGCTATGTTGCGATGGGCCGTCATGGTGTATTTCCGATAAAACCCCGTTGGGGTATTCTAGTAAATCCTCTTACAGCAACGTGGGAGCGCTATGACATGGATACATGGACTTATGAACAGTCCTCTGAATTCTTGACCTGCCTGGAAGAGTTACGAGCACGAGGATAAATTATGTTAGTCTAGTAATGATTGTTGTCGGCGGCGGCATTGCCGGCCTTTTTGTTGCCAATGAGCTATCCAAGAAGGGTCCCGTAACTCTCATCGAAAAGGAGAACCAACTCGGTGGTCGCATTGACGGTGGAGCAGTAGGCGATGACCATTTTGAGATCGGTGCAGGTCGTCTCCACTCGAATCATAAGCGTCTCCTCGCTCTGATTGAGTCCTTCGGCCTGAAGACAATCGATATTGGATCCTCTTCAATGTGGCGGCCCCTCGGCTCCCAGTCCATGCCTAATCTGTTCGAACCAACCTGGATGGCCCTCTTAACCCAATTTCGTAAACTCGCACCCTCTGTACTCGGCGCAAAGACACTCAAGGATCTAACAGTCGATGTTCTCGGATTTGAAGAGGCCACCCGACTCTTGGATACCTTCCCCTATAGAACCGAACTCGAATCTATGCGGGCCGATGTCGCGATTCGCGCCTTTGATGAGATTGATAAGGGAAAGTTCATGGTGGTCGCAGGGGGTCTAACACAGGTCGTCGATGGTCTCGCGGCCTCCATCCGCAAGAATGGCGGCAAGATTCTTCTGGGGGTCAAGGTGACCAATGTGACGGAAGAAGGAGTACAGACACGCGACGGATTTATCGAGGGATCGAAGGTGATCCTATGTTTGACCTCAGAGGCTCTCAAGAAACTTCCTGTGACCAAGGGACTCAAGGTTCTGGAGCATCTCGGCATGGCTCCTCTTATTCGTATTTATGCCAAGTATCCTCCCTGGTTTACAGATCTGGATAGGACTGTAACCAATTCTCCGCTCCGCTACATTATTCCTATTCGGCCCGATAAGGGTCTGATCATGATTTCATATACGGATGGCCGTGACACTCATCGTTGGGCTGGACTTCACGGTCCTCTCTTGACACAGATGATCCAGCAAGAGGTGCGGGCCCTCTTTCCAGAACGGAAGATTCCTGAACCCGAATGGATGAAATCCTATCATTGGACGGAGGGAACAACATATTGGAAACCTGGTGACTATGATCCTGAGGAGGAGAGTCGTCTTGTGCTGCAGCCGAGGAAGAGTACGATGCCAGGTCTCTTCATTTGTGGAGAATCCTTTAGTCTTCAGCAGGCCTGGATAGAGGGATCGCTGGCCCATGCCGAGATGCTGCTCGAGGTGTTAAAGGATTTATAAGTATAGTATAGTATGTTCGAGTTTGTCGACAAGATCGTATACATTAATCTGGCCCATCGCGAGGACCGTAAGCAGGATATCTTAGCCGAGTTTTCCCGTGTCGGTATACCAGAGGAAAAGATCGAACGGTTCGATGCAATCAAGATGCAGAATGGCGCTGTAGGATGCACTATGAGTCATATCGCCGTACTCAAGAGGGCTATAGAACAGGGATGGACCAGTTATATTGTAGTAGAAGATGATATGCAATGGATGAACTTTTCTAATGCCTATCAGAATCTATCTTGCTGCCATAGTTTATATGATGTAGTGATTCTGGGTGGATCAGTGCCTCAGTTTGAACAGGATAAACTGGTCTATTGTCAAACAACAACAGGTTATCTTGTGAATAAGGAGTATTATCATACACTTCTGGATAATTTTCAACGTGGTCTGCATAACTTATTGGCAACCGGTAAAAAGCCTCTTTTTGCTATCGATATGTATTGGAATCATCTAATCAGAAACGATAACTGGACCCTTCTGCGGCCATGTCTTGTCAGCCAAAAACCGGGCTTTTCTGATATTGAAGGATATCATGTAAATTATACACATCTGTTTAATTGAACCAGGATCGAATATCTGCCTGGCCCACCACACGAAGAGACTTTACTGTCGGCTTGAAATCAAGTTCTGTCTCTAGTTCTGTAGACTTTACTGGAATAGATTTTTCCTTAGGTAAAGAAGTACTGGCGTCTAGACGGACACCTAGAGAACCGGCTACTGCGGCGCGATCTACCCAATTATTCCCCGCTGCCTCAGGACTGCAATTAGTCTGATGACCTCTAACATGCTGAAGCTTGATCTTGGAGTTCCAGAGATCTACCAGAGGCTTTACCAGATCGAGATTCAAGAGCGGCTCACCAGAAGATCGAGTCCATCCTGCCTTTTTCCAGGATGGCCCCCATTTTGAAGCACAGTTCATTGCGTAGAGCGAATCAGTATAGATTGTTGCTGTTATACCAAGTAGATCGAGGTGTAAGGCAAACTTCACGGCTTCTAACAGTGCCTTGAGTTCGGCCCGCTGATTCGTCGGAACCTCGCCCTTCGGGCCTATCTCTAGGCGATCGGCGCCCGCTGTCACTGGTTCTCCATATGCTTTGCCGGTCCAGTATGCAAAGGCCCAGCCCCCTACGGCCCCCTTTTGGCCGTTACCCTTGCATGCTCCGTCACAGAATATGGACATACTACCTTGGTTCTCTTTTTTGTCTCACTCAAGTTTTATCTTCTATTCTACACTATTTGGTAGACGCTCTTCCACTGCGTGGACAACTGTTTCTTCTTGTACCGGTGCAGGTTCTGCTTCTCTTAACATGAGAGGTACCGGTCGTTCTGATACGGGGGGCCTGGCGGTCCGGTAATGATATACTAGAGCGGCTACTAGGGTAGCAAGGATAATAAGGGTTACCACATTTGCAATAATAAGATTAGATGCTAGTGTTGTTACATCGACATTTACCACGTGAGTCACTGGAATGCCTTGACTGCCTTGACTGCTTAGAAGGGGTCCAGAAGATGGCATTGGGGTAATAGAATTGGTAGGAGTTACAGAAATTGTGGTTGTCCCCGTGCGGCTCACAGAAACTGTGGATGATGCTGTTCCAGTAGAACTACCGGTTACAGTCGATGAAGCGGTACCAGTTCCCGTAGGAGTTACCGAAATAGTAGATGTGCCAGTCCCAGTAGGAGTTACCGAAATTGTAGTTGTCCCAGTCCCTGTAGATGTAACTGTAATAGTAGACGTACTTGTGATAGTGGATGTAGGAGTTACTGTACCAGTCTGAGATACGGTTTCAGTAGAAGTACTAGATAAGGAAAGAGTCGATGTGCCCGTTCCAGTTGGTGTTACGGTACTCGTAGGTGTATTCGACAGAGAAAGTGTTGTGGTCCCTGTACCCGTAGAAGTCACAGTACCAGTGCCAGTTACCGAGATAGTTGTGGACCCTGTACCAGTAGGAGACACAGTACCAGTGCCAGTTACCGAGATAGTTGTGGACCCTGTACCAGTAGGAGACACAGTACCGGTACCAGTTACCGAAATCGTTGTGGATCCAGTACCAGTAGGAGTACCAGTAGGAGTTACAGTACTATTCAGGCCCTGAGTATCTAAGACTTGAGCAGCAGCAACCGTCTGTGCCACTGCACTTAGCGAACTTATAACCCCAGCGGCATAATACCACGTAATACTGCCAGAAGATCCTACCGAAATGTTACCCAGTGGGAGAACAGCAGCATACGATCCATCGGTCGGGATGGGCGTGGAGGGAGCAATCGTCAATGGATTCACGTTATATACATTCGAAAACGAACAACACGACTGAAATGCCGTCATAACTCCAGGCGTTTCAGAATAAAATAATACTCCCTCGTTCGTATTCGTGATAAGTATTGCACGTGAAGACTGATTGTTCTGGGTAATCGGAACAAACGAACCGGTATCAAGATTTCCGCGAGTCTTTGTATTCACATCCGTGGCTCCAACAAAATCATCGCGAGTCCCTGTCCAAATAATCATATTCTGGATTGCTGCAGTCGAATTATTAATAACGCGCGTAATGATTTTCACGTAGCTATCATTCAGGCCCAGAGAAAAGGTGTTCTGAACAATTACGGGCTGGCCCTGCAGAACAAATGATCTCGATGCCACAATCTTACCATGGCCCACCGTCTTGGTAGTATCGCTACTATCGACGACAAAATTAGAGTAGTCCGTCGTGGATTGAGTCGATGTTAGAGAATATAGATCGGACACAGTAGTTCCTGTCCAGTGCGAGCTACCGTAGCCAACCCCTACCGCAGTATCTAGCGGATAGGATGAAAAGGTCAATTTATACCAGCTATTGGCTGACCGCGAATAATACCAAGGCTGTACAAAGAGACCCCATGCATTAACAGACATTTCTGTTCCAGATCCGAAACGCAGCGCGGAATTTGCAAAGACGCACGCTGGTGCGGTACACCCCATCGAACCAATAGCATCCTGTGCCGCAGCGAGGCCCAGAAAGAGGAACTTGAACAAGTTCATACTCTATACTCAGATTTTACGAGTCCATGCCTATCTGATGCAGATAGGCGGACTAATCTACTAGTCCATGCCTATCTGATGCAGATAGGCGGACTAATCTACTAGTCCATGCCTATCTGATGCAGATACGTAAAATACTTCTCACTAAACCCATAGTGACATCCATTCGGCTCTCCCTGTGGCTTTTCATCCGAACCAAACCGCGCCTTCGGATTACCCTTATGCAAAAAGGCTACAATCACATCCTTCGGACTCAGTTCCGCCGTCTCCCGCTCACGGCCCTTGAGAAACTCACCCTCCTTGTCTCCTAGTTCAAAGGGCCTCGCGGCCCAAAAGGACTTGCGGAACGCAAGAGAGGCAACCGAGGCCCTCAGATGAGGCAGCTTCTGGACTGTGGGAGCTAACATCGATGATTCATAGTATCTAATATCGTAGATGGGAAGGGTCGCGCAGTACACGCAGTCGGTTTTCTGTAGTCCCTTGACGCGATTATAGACCGACTCCTTCGGATAATGATCGTCATCATCCATAAATACGACGATGTCAGACGTCGCAGCCTTTACACCGGCATTCCGTTTGGCCCCGATGTCATTCGGCTCCTGGCACAGATATTTTACGCTGAGAGCAGGATAATCGCGTTGGAGCTGATCTATCTGACCGATTAGGGCCTGCCCGTCATCCACGATGATCCACTCAATATCCTTCTGGTCCCAGGACTGACTCAGGACATTCTGGACCATGTTAGGCCACCAGGGAACCCTGTTATGCGTGATCGTGACGATAGAGACCTTTCCTATAGGTGTCTGTACAGGAGGTGTCTGTTTAGGAAGAGTCAGTTTAGCCTTGCGGATGACATCGCGCCATGTCTCAATCGATTCGCGGAAGGTCTTCCCCGCCGGTAAATGAGGGAGAGTCGTCTCAATATCCAGATTGCATAAGACAAGATCCATGCCCTGCTCCATCCACTCCCAGGCCTTAGGATACGGACCTCCTACAGCTAAGACATTGTAGCCATAGGGAAGAGCTAGGCGACACGGCACTCCGACGTGGGCTATAATGACATTCTCATCCATAGGCCCTGGAAGCCACTGAGAGGCTCTCTTGCGCTGTACCTTGATATTCTTGTCCGTCTTCTCGATGTACGCCAGGGTCCGCTCGAGACCCTCACACGGCTCGTCAGAAAGAATGAGAACAATCATTTGTATAGGAATATGGACCCACCTTTAGAACCTGTTGTAGTCTACCGAATGCGCAAATGCATCAGCTGTCTGAACAAGGTTATTATTGCTCTTCCGCTCGGCTATCCCTATTATGAGGCACCCTGTCCCTGCTGCAGATCTCCTGTGAGGATCTGGCCGTAACAGGTTGACGCATGGTAATAGTAGGCGGTCGCCGACTTGAAGCTGTTGTCACACTTCGTGCACGTTCCGGTATATGCCGGAATCCACGGACTGTGTTTTCTGGCAATATGAATCAACAGATTCGGTTTCATTGAGCAAGAGTGGTCGCAACCCTCATGCGGACATGCATGGGTCTGCGTGTAAGGGTTGGCTGCATCCTTACTCGAATGGGCCTGGGCCATGTGCTGCTGGAGTCCGCTCTTTTGGATGAAGGCCTTTGTGCAGCCCGGTTCCGTGCAGGGATAGTCTAGAATCCCGGCATGTTTCTTCAGATGGTAGAACATACCACTCGATCCCTTGGTGGTGTGTTCACAATGAGGGCACGTAAACCGACCCTCATCATTCTTCGTGTACTTACTCTTAGCAAGGATCATCCTCGTACTATGTTAGGCCTGTGGCGATCAGCGTTCAACTTTTGCTGTTGTTTTTGACTAAAGACCAAAAAACAAAAACAGCGTATAGTATATAAGATGGCCGATTTTTCTCTGAACACCGGTTCCAAGGCCCAGGTATTCCACGGCACGGCCAAGAAGACGTCCGGTGGTCTCACCAAGTCCGACCTCGTTCAGAACAAGCACGGCCGCATCGTTAGCAGACGCAAGCAGGCTGCCGGCCGCAAGGCTCTGAAGTACCTGACGCGCAGAGGCTATAAGGCCAAGAAGGGTGTGTTTCGTCTGTTCAACAAGTACCGTCGCACTACTAAGAGACGGGACCAGCAGGGTGGCTTTTTTTAAATCTGTGTATAAAATATAATGCCAAACAGACCTTGTCCCCCTGGATCTAATCGCAGTGCAAACGGCCGTTGCTATAAGGCATGCCCTGGTGGTGAGCCCCGCAATGCGGCTGGTAAGTGCGATGAGGAGAACATGGGTGGCCTGTATTCTGGTGCTGGATCTCTGAATGGCAGAAAGACCCTATCGGTGAAGGTAGGTGGTCGCCGTCAGTCCCGGAAGAACCGGTCCCGTTCCCGTAAGAACAGGAAGACTCGTAGGAGTTAAATGCGTTCTAACAGAGCGCCTAATATCTGTAACTGTTTTGCAATTTGCGGTACAGTTAGAGTTACCAGTGGTTGGGAATCTGTCGGCTTGTACCATTGCCACACATTATCTGACACCGTGAGTCCATATCCCTGGGCTGCGAGCTGCGGTGTTAGAGCACGGAGATCCAGAGTCTTTGGTGCCGCCTTCGCAGTCCATTCCTGGACTGCTGCCGCAATCCCCGCGAACTTGGCCCCACCTTCTAGGATAGGAAAGAATACCTGATCCGGTAGATCACCTGACCACCCAATCGTCTGTCGGAGTACGACTGTCGTAAAGGCACCCTTGAGATTTGTCGTAAGCTTCGGAGATAGAGCCATGTCAGGCCCTACAACGAGCAGAATAGGCCCCGGCATATGCTGTAAGATCCCCAGAAGACAGGACCATTCCTTCGCTCCTGGACTCCTCCACACCTGTGTCCACGACCCGTCAGTGACCATGGCTGTCGACATCGGACTCTGGCGTCCTGTGATCAAAATCCGTGTAATATATTGGCTTAGCAAGAACTCAGTAGGAAGCCAAGGGGTGACTGCATCTGGAGCCTGCCAGACAGCAACTAATTTATTCTGAATGAGACCAGTATATTCTTCAAGACGAATCTCCATTATTCTAACATAAAGTCTTAGTCTTTAGGTTAGAATTTATCACGAGAGTTTAGGATAATGATACAACTGGTACTCATGGCAATGGCCCTGTTAGCTCTTGATGCGATCTGGTTGACTTCTAACATGGCCTATAATCAATCTATGATTGCGAAGCTTCAGGGCCAGCCTCTGGTTATCCGAATGGTACCTGCCGGTCTAGTCTATGTCCTGATCCTTGGCGCAGTCTGGTTTTTTACGCGTGAGGCGAAGACAGTCGAGGATGCTATTGTAAAAGGAGGTGTCTTAGGGGCATCCATGTATGGTCTCTATGATCTAACGAATTACGCAACACTGACAAACTATCCACTTATGTTTGCTCTTACCGATATGGCATGGGGAACCTTTCTGTGTGCCTGTGTTGCGGCAGTTGGGTTTTATTCTCATTAGATGTTAAATGGACGCGTCAACGTGGCTTGCGTATAAACGGTCCAGTGTAAATATTATTTTTAACAAAAAGGTATATGAAGACTGCTGTAATAGCGGTTCAATATGTCATGGTAATGAAGTTATTCCCTTACCTGTTGTAATTCCTAATCTGAGATTACGCTTCCGAAGTGCTCCACTCCCTCGTTTTATGCCAAGGGTCAATACTGTATCCCCTGATACAATAACTCTACCAGTAGTCTTTTCTAATTCTATAAGTGTTAATTGGGGTGATGGTACTACTACATCCTATACTTCTACTCCGGTTTCTTATACTTATGCATCATTTGGACTATATGACGTGACTATTACTGGTACTCTAACTAGCTTTGGGTCTGATTCTGGATGGATTGGTTCTAATTTACTGACAGAAATTTTAGATTGGGGTGACTCTGCATTTATAAGTCTTGCAGGTGCGTGTTTTAACTCATATAATCTTATTTCTGTACCAGCTACTATTCCTAGTACAGTTACCAATCTAAATCTTATGTTTGCCGGCGCAAGTAGTTTTACTCAGAATATTTCTGGTTGGAATGTATCTGGTGTTACTACAGCAACAGATTTTTTCTTGGGTTGCCCTAATACTTCGGTAATGAATTTCCAAGGAATTACTGATTATAGACCACATCCCATGGTTCTCAGAGTTCGTAGTACAAATGAATCGGGTCCTATAACATTTAATTGTATCCGTAATGGTAATATAGAAGTATTATGGGGAGACGGTATTACATCTACAGTGCCTAGTGGAAATTCACTAATACATGTATATGATCTATCTGGTCTATACTATATCTCTATTAAAGGAGATATTACCTCATTCACTGGGGCCTACAATTCTCTGGGCGTTAACCCTATTGTGGCCATGATCGATTGGGGTAATAGCAATATTACAAATCTAACGAGTGCTTTTGCTAATACGGCTAATCTATCCTCCGTACCTTCTGTTCTACCATCGACCGTCACTACTACTCAGTATATGTTTCAGAATAGTAGTTTTAACGGAAACATTTCTAACTGGAATGTGTCGAATGTGATAAATATGGGAGGTATGTTTTTTGGCGCAGCCTCCTTTACTGCTGCTGGTCTAAGACAGTGGACCCCTACAGCATGTACAAATATGGATGAAATGTTTAGGAGTACATCTGCTGCGTATACGAATACGAATGCTAGCGGCCTATTCATTGAAGATATCTCTAACTGGCCCCGTACAGCCACGTATGTGAACTTCTTTAGCCCTAATGGGTCTACAGATACTTCAAGAACTGATCCCAAATCTCCGTTTAATCCTGCATCGGCGATTACAGCTCCTGGTGCACCTACTGGAGTCTCTGCTACGGCTGCTAATGCCTCTGCAATAGTGACTTGGACAGCTCCTTCTAGCAATGGAGGAGCTGTGATTACCGGCTATACGGTAACTTCTAGCCCT